CGTGGTGCCGTTCGAGGCCGACTTCCCGTGGATACCGGTAGGAGCCTGGAGCGGATACCTAGCCGGGCCTGACTTTTAGAGTGAGGAGCACATGGCCAAGTATAAGTACGAACACTCGGAGGGGGAGGGACTCGGGTCGCATCATGCTGACGGTGACCTGAAGACCCGGGATGCTCAGCCTCCAGAAGTCGCGGCTTCCTTGCGAGCCGCGCTCGAGATCGTCAACCCGACAGACGAGCAGCGCGAGCAGCTAGACGCGTTCCTCGGCCGCTCGATGCACGATCTCGACCTGCATGACGGGACCGAGGTCGAGCTCGAGCCGGAGGACGACGAGAACGGCCTGAAGGTCGTTACATGGACTGATCAGCACGGCGACGAGCGGCGCACGTCAGTCGATCCGGAGTTCTTCGCTAGCCACTTTACGGAGGTGACTGCGTGAGCACGATCTCTGCCGGCCAGATCATGACCTACGGCGAGCAGCAAGCCCTGAATCAGATCTTCCTGAAGACTCAGGGTCCTGTCGCCGGTTCGGTCTATCTGCATCTGTTGACCAACGCGACTTCCGGTTCGGTCGACAACACGTGGACGTTGCTGAACCAGGGCACGGTCTATGGGGCGACCGGCTACTCAGCTCAGACGTTCGCGACCGGTACTGCATCGGTGGCTTCGCCGTCGGTGATCTCGAACTCGGGCACGATCACGTTCGGACCGTTCACGACGGGTACTGGTGCAACGATCAACTGGGGTGGGCTGGGTACCACAACGGTGACGTCAACGGCGAGCTTTGTTGTCGCGTTCCTGCTTACGGCGTCTCGTACTCCTGCGAACGGTGACTCGCTTCAGGCAGCTGCGGCGGCGTTTACATGTCAGGTCTAGGAAAAGCGCCTGGCAGTGTAATTCCGTTCGGTCCTGCGTTCGTAGACGAGAAGGTGTCGCGAGTTCATCCTTGTACTGCCCTACGCGGGGATGGGCTCGGGAGGTGCGGGACGACCCCTACGAGACCTTTTATACGAACATGTAAGTATGGTCACGATCGCGGCGTCTGGCTCTGCTCGACTCACGAGGCGATGTGCTTCATGGCCAATGCCTACTGTCGGGAGTGCGCGGATCGCGGCGGCGTGGTGATGGCGCTGGTAGTAAGGAGGTAATATGCCGCTTGGATATTCTCAGTGGCTGAACTGGGGAGCGCCATGGCAGACCAATGCAGGCACGGCGCTGTCTACGGCGACCACGGCAACTATTAGTCCACAGACTACTGGCCCAAAGGACTTCAGCATCGGCACGCAGTATCTGTACTGGGGCGCTGGTCTGCATATCCTAGCTACTGGCATTCTCACTACTACGGCGACCTCGACTACAGCTACGATCTTTGCCGCGGCTGGGGCCACACCGACTACGCTCTGTACGCCGAACGGGCTGACTACAGGCACGACGGTAGTCACGGGCATTCAGTGGCAGTGGGAGTCGTGGCATACGATTACCAACATCGCCTCGTCCGGTAATACGATCTCTAGCTGGGGCAAGCTGACCCTGTTCAACTCTGGAGCAGCTCTGCCCGCTAACCCGATCGCGTTGACCGTCACGCCGGGCATGGCGCTAGCCGCGCCTAACTCGGCGGGTGACACCCTCGCCGCTGTAGATACCACGGTAGCGATGCCGATCGTGTTGCGAGGTACTCTGGCGGGAGCTAACGCGACTATTCAGTGCAACCGGTTCCTGGTCGAGTCCCTAGCTAGCTGAGGCGCTTGTGGCTGCGGGCACGCCGTATCAGATAGCGTCCATTTCTGCAGGCGCTGCCAACCCTGCGCTCACGGTTGCTACTCCCACTAGCCCCGGCGACGCGATCTTCGTCTACTGCAACACCGGGGGCGCGGCCACTGCCGTTTCCGACACCAAGGGCAACACTTATCTTCAGTCGTTTGAGGATGCCTCTAATGGCATATCGTTCTATTACTCTACCTATAAGGGCTCACCGGGCACCCCGACCGCCGCGCTGACCACCTCCGATACCATCACCGTCACTGTCGCCGGTCCCGGCAACCAGGTTCTCGCCGCCGCCTGCTCCGGACTTGCTCCGCAGGCTGCCAATGCTACTAATCCGACTGGCCTGGCTGGAGCCATCCATGGCACCTCCGCCGCTAGCAGCATGACGATCACTCCCGTTAATGTAGGTGACTTGATCGTTTTCGGCCAGGGGTTTGCAGCTGCGGCTACTAGTACGACTTACACGGGTGGCTTTGCTAAGATCGGTGATGTCCTGCTTACCGGCGGCGGCGTCTCGATGGGCTATCTGGTTGCTACGTCTACATCATTGACTACCTGCTCGTGTACTCTTGGTGTCTCGGTCGGCTGGTATGACGGTGCGGCTAGCTTTGCAGCTGCGGCGGTCACAGTTCCTCCATCGGCTGTAATACGCGCCGGCCCGCCCGCGCTGCGACATCCAGCGACACAGTTCCCACCACGTGGCCCGCTGCAGGTTAGGTATGATGCTAGTGGGCCGCCGCTAGGTTCGGGAGTCGCTCCATGGATCTTTATGGGCGGTCAGGTTGGTGGCTCGGCAACCACGCGGGTGTTCACGACGGGTGCGAATGCGACAAACCCTGGGGACACGCTGTTGCTGATCCTCACGATTAACGTTGCGACAATAACGATCTCCTCGGTTGTTGACTCGGTGGGGAATACGTATATTCAGGATGGGGCAGTAGCTACTACCTCGCCGCTGCTCTTCGCGTTCCGCTGCCCAGGGGCTACTGGTGGTCCTGGGGGTGGGCAGACTGCTGCAGTGCCAGCTGGTACAAGCGTTACTGTTACGTGTACCGCTGCGTCCGGCACGATGTCGGTTAGCGGCTTTGCGGTGCCTGGTAATGCGTGGGGCGCCGTTGACACGATGATGCCCTCAACAGGGTATAACGGTAACGCAGCGTCGATTACACAGTCTATTACTCCTACGAACGATAATGAGCTTGTTGTCTTCGGACAGTCAAACCAGCCAACGGGACTTCCGATCACGATTACGCCCTCTCCGCCGCTGTATTCACAGATGAGTACGCAGCAGCAGCTCATGACCTGGACGTACTCGAGTCCTCAGGCGGGGAGTAGCGGTGTAGCTCAGTCGTATACGTCGCAGCAGACAGCTGCTACGCTTGTACGTGGCTTTGCTTGGACGTTCTTGGTAGCCCCTGTTGGGGTGAGCTGGACTGCGGCTGGGACTGCCTCGAACGCTTCGGCGGCTTCTGGTACTGTTGCCTTGTTGATGGCGACTGCTGGTACGGCAAGCAATGTTTCAGCAGCGTCCGGTACTATTGCTGCAATACTAGCGGCTGCTGGTACAGCGTCCAATGCTTCGGCCGCTTCTGGGACTATTGCTGCAACGCTTGCGGCAGCAGGGATAGCCAGCAATGCGTCCTCAGCGTCAGGGATCATTACTGCGACGCTTGCGGCAGCAGGGATAGCGGTCACTACTAGCTCGGCTTCCGGTCGCCTCTCTCTCCCGAACATCGCTGGAACAGCGACCAGTACTAGTACAGCTTCAGGCACTGTCGGCCTCTTGATGGCGGCTGCTGGAACAGCGATCAGTATTAGTAGTGCCTCTGGTACGATTACTGCGACGCTAGCAGCGGCGGGGACTGCTGCTAATGTTAGTTCGACTTCTGGTGCAGTTACGCTGCTAGCGGCAGCTGCTGGTACTGCTAGCAATGCGTCCTCGGCCTCAGGTGCCGTTACGCTGACTATGGCGGCAACCGGAACCGCTTCGAACGCATCCGCAGCCACTGGGGTATTTGCTGTACCGATAGCCGGGACAGCTAGTAATGCCAGCTCGGCATCTGGTGCTGTTACGCTGACTATGGCCGCGGCTGGTATCGCTAGCAACGTATCCAGTGCGACCGGCTCGGTGACCTTTAGGAACATAGCCGGTATTGCCAGTAACGTCAGTACGGCTTCAGGGGCTATAGTTGCGATTGTCGCGGCCACTGGTACAGCGTCCAACGCGTCTTCGGCGTCCGGGACAGTTACTGCTACGCTAGCGGTAGTAGGTTCGGCCTCCAACGCGTCTGTAGCAACGGGCGCGTTTGGCGGTGTAGCGATAGCCGGCATAGCAAGTAACGTCAGTGTAGCTACTGGCACGATAGCGGCTATTCTTGCAGCTGCTGGTACTGCCGCGAACGTGAGTGCGGCTTCCGGTGCGGTTACGCTGACAGTAGCGTTCGGCGGCACTGCCGCGAATGTTAGTGTGACAGCGACTGCTGTCACTGTAACGCTAGCTACGGCTGGCACTGCTAGCAACGCATCTGTTGCTCAAGGCGTCTTTGGGGCAACGACGATAGCCGGTGCAGCGAGCAATGTGAGTATAGCCTCGGGCACGATTGTAGCGACGCTTACGTTTGCTGGGATAGCGAGCAACGCGTCATCCGCTACAGGCGCGCTTGTCAGTACGCTTGCGGCAGCCGGCGCCGCTGTCACTGCGTCCGCGGCTCAGGGAGCGTTTGGAGCTCAGACGGCTACCGGTACTGCGGCCAATGTATCGGTAGCCAATGGAGCCATAACGGCAACTCTCGTAATCGCGGGAGCGGCGACAAATTCAAGCCAGGCATCAGGTACTGTTGGCCTGCTGGCAGCAACGGCTGGTACTGCAAGTAATGCGTCCTCTGCTTCGGGTACGATTACAGCAACGCTAGCGGTAGCGGGCACAGCATCGAACGTTAGTACGACTGCCGGTGTCTTCGGGGCTCAGCAGATTACCGGTTCCGCTAGTAATGTTAGCATGGCCTCAGGCACAGTTACTTTGGCGGCCGTGGCGTCGGGCACCGCAGCGAATGTGTCGGTGGCTCAAGGCGCGATCGTCGCTACACTGACAGCATCCGGTACTGCGGTTGGCGCTAGTGTGGCCACTGGTGTCATCACGACTAGGCTAGCGATAGCCAGTGCTGCTGTCAGTACCAGTACGGCTACAGGCTCGTTTGGTGCTCAGGCTGTCACGGGGACTGCGGTTAGTGTTAGTTCGGCTGTTGGTACAGTTACCGTTACGCAGGCAGTGGTTGGACTGGCCTCGAGTGTCTCGGTTGCCACCGGAGCGTTTGCAACTGTACCTGGAATGAGCGGGGCTGCGTCGAACGTCAGCACCGCGACCGGAGCGCTTGTCGGTGCTGGGGCTACGACGGCCACGGCAGCCAATGTGTCTTTGGCAATTGGTACGGTTACTGCTAAGATGTCCATCGGCGGTACTGCAGTTACGGTATCGTCGACACCGCTAGCGTTCTTTGGCGGCATGCCGACGCTGATTGGTACTGCAGTCAATGTTAGCATCACGTATGCGGGCGCGTTTGTTGTTAGTGCTTATTTGGCCGCTTTGGAACTTGATGTCGTCCCAGTCATTGTTGGCCGGCTCGATATCATGCCGCAGATTGCCGGGCGACTTGATACTATGCCACAGATAACCGGGCGGCTGGATACGGTGCCCAGTATTGGCGCACGTCCTGATGTGATGCCTGTGGTTGAGGGCAGACTTGATACGCAACCGAAGGTAGCGGAGGTAGTGCCATGACTAGTACAATGAGGATGACCTTGCTCCAGAACAATGACGAGACGGTTCAGCTGCCGTTCATGACTTCGGATGCTGTCTATCCGATTCCAGCAGGGACTGTCGTTGATTTCTGGATCAAGCTGCAGTCGACTACACCTGACGCTGACCCGTCGACGGTACACTTGTCTACGACGACGGGCGAGGTTCAGATCACGGATGCGATGAATGGTATCGCAACCGTAACGATTGGCCATGCCCATCTGGCGGCTTCGGGCCTGTTCTGGTGGCGCTGCGATGCGCTTGTTCAAGGCTCGCGCAAGACTGCGGGCTACGGTCCGCTACAGATCCAACCGGTGTGAATTTTGGAGAATTGTTGTAAAGGCCTGGATGTCCAACTGGTCCTCGTGATATAATAGAATCAGGACTAGAGAATATGTACCAGCTCGCGAACACAAGAGTTACGATCCTCCGCGGATTCGTCTACGACGACGAGGGGGATCTAGTTCAGGGTGGGGTGCCAGTGTACAGTGGCATCTTGGCGTACATTTCGCCACCGGCGCAAAGCCCGTTCCGCCCAATCGTGTTCGGCGCGACCGTCTACGAGCCCTCGTCCGAGACTCCGTCCACGACGCGTGAGATCCCTTGTATCTTGCCAGGCAGTACGGACATCACGAATGAGGATCAGATCTACGACGAGCGCTTTCGCTACACGTACTCAATCGAGCTCATCACGCAGCCCGGCGAGATAGGCGGCATGTTGCAAGACATGCAGCTGACGCTGAAGCGAGTGACAACTACACAGCCCACATAGGTCAACGTAGAGGAGACCAAGTGGCCCGAGTGTACATGGACAATGGGGCCCTCTGGCGTTTGCAGTTCGACGCCGGAGAGTTTCTGGACACTAAGATCGGGCCCTTGATTGCGGAAGATGCCAAACGGTATGCACCTAGGCGTACCGGTTTTCTTGCTGAGTCCATTGGTTGGGAAGTTGACGGTCTAACACTTTACATTTTTGCCTCTGCTCCGTATGCCGCTTACGTTGAGCTAGGCCACCGAGTGTTCCATCCTAGGACTGGCAGGATCGGTCCTGAAGTAGTTGTTCCGCAACCGTTCTTGAGGCCGGCTGTATATAAATATCGCACACCGGAGATGCCTGATCCACCTGCAACGTTCCCGGTCGCGATCAAGAAGCCTTGGACGAGGTACCGTTCAGTCGGATCGCAAAGTCGCAGGGGCATCAGGTGGCCGCTCGAGGCCGCTCGGGAGCACTTGCGGTTCTGGCGGCGTAGGGGAACTGGTAACTAATGGCTCTGCATCCTACCACCGACCTTGTGGCGGTAGCCTGGATATTGAGCATCTCGGATATCCCCGCCGGTAGCTGCGCAACGTCAATGCCGAATCAAGAGAACTGGCCTGTGGGGTCAGACGGCATCTCGCGTTTCATAACAGTCAGGGTTGTTGGCGGGACACCGATGGCGGGTACAGCGCCAGTTGCTCATCCTGTACTCGAGATCAGTACTTGGGCAGTCAAGGTAGGGACGAATAAGCCGCCCTGGCACGCTGCCTCGCAGCTCTGCGAGATTATCCGGATAGCGTCGTACGGTAGGACCCTTGGAGTATTTGGGCGACCGCTTACGTTCAGTCCGGGAGGTCGGCAGTACGCTACCGCGACGGTGACTGGAGTGATGCTTCATACCGAGCCGCGCAGAATGTATGCCGATCCTCGTAACTATGCGCACTATCAGTTTGACGCAGGCATGTTCTGGAAAGAAGCAGGACTTCTGATTCCGTAGGAGGTGACATGGCAAAGGTAACGGTGTCGTTGTTCGGCGACAGGGAGCTCGAGGTCCCCGACGACGAGGTAGCGGTCTTGCGGAGTCAGAACATTCTGACTTCAGTTGACGGCGAACCCGAAGAGGGTGCCTCGTCGGGGATACCTGAAAACGTACTTCCGGCGGCCGAGCTCGTCGCGGCAGGTGAGGCCCCAGCAGAGGAGGAGGCGACGACCGATGGCGGCGAGGCGCCGGCGGACCAGCAGCCGGCGGAATAAGATCAGGATCAACCCCAAGAACAAGGGGGTGTTCACGAGGAAGGCTAAGGCTGCTGGTAGAGGCGTTCAGGCTCATGCGACGGCAGTGCTTGCGGCGCCTAAGGGTCGGTACTCGGCCAAGACGCGCCGGCAGGCGGCCTTCGCAAAGAACTTCGGCGGTGCGTCAAGGCGGCGCGCTCGCGCGAGGAGGAGGTGACATGCCAGCAGTTACTTTGACACCAACGTTTCTGACTCCGAACTCGGGCAACGTTGACTTGACCACGACGATGACGGGGCTCGCGCTAGTCGGAGCAGGCAACAGCCCGATTCAGTTCGCTAACATCCCGGCGGCGCACTTGCTGTTCCTGCAGTGCCCGACCACGACATCGACGGTCACAGTGAACATAGCGACTACCGTGCTTGGGCAGGCGGTGACAGCGTTCACGCCGTTCTCGCCGACCGTCGGCGACATTATTCTCGTCGGACCGTTTAGTTCGGTCCTCGAGACTACGGGAGCGGCACCATCAGGCGGGTTGGTCCAGATCGCTCTAGGCACTCCCGGCAATGTGAAGGCACTCCTGGTCCAGATTCCAGGCGTTTACTAGGAGGTGACAAATGGCAGTTAACCCGTCCAACGTAATCCAGGGTCCGGCGACGATCTACTGGGGCGCGTTTGGCACGACGGAACCAGCGGACACCAACGCTGCGCTGATTGCGGCTCCTGGTGCCGGCTGGACCGACATGGGAGCAACGACCGGCGGTGTGACGGTCTCGATCGAGCACACCTACGGAGTGATCAAGGCGGACCAGCTAGTCGACAACATCGGCGCGCGGCTGACCGGCCGTACGATCACGGTGGCGATGGGCTTGCTGGAGGCGACGCTCCAGAACCTGCTCGTCGCGATGAACCAAGCGGCGAACATCTCGACTCTGGCCGGCGTGACGACCTTCGACCCTGTGACCGCAACATCGGCGACCCAGCCGACGTATACGGCTCTGTTGGTCGACGGTTGGGCGCCTACGCTGGGTACCGGCGCGGCTGCGAGGCGGCGTTTCATCGTGCGGAAGTTGCTCAGCGACGTCAAGGCCAGTGCGAAGTACGATCTGACCACTCAGGTCACTTGGGACTCGACGTTCACGGCGTACTACGTGTCGCCGTCGATCGCCCCGTTCCATATTCAGGACCAGACGAGCTAGGGAGGCCACCGATGGCGGACAACCAAGGGGTGGAACACGTTCCGGCAGCTCTCCAGGGTCGCCCGATCTCGGAGACGGAGTACAAAGTACTCCATCTGCAGAGTGATCAAGAAGGGGAACCTGAGAAGCGCGTACCGCTGTTCTACATCGATGAGGTGGAGTATACCGTAGTCGAGAACCCGTCTCCGACGATCGGGCTACGGTATCTCCACATCCTCGGTACTGAGGGCGAAGGTCAGGCCGCGTACTATCTGCTGAGCAAGATGCTTGGCGAGGCAGGGTACGAGGCACTGATGACCTACGAGAAGTTGACACAGGCGCAGTACGATCAGGTTCTGGACCTGGCAGTTCAGATCTCAACGGGCGGAAAAGAGCGCCCAAAAGTGAGGCCCCGGCCTGGCTACAACGGTCCGCGCAGATAGCCTGGATCGATACGCACTTGGAGGATGTATGCAGCGACATGAGTGCGTTTCACGGGGTCAGGGACATCCGGAAGCTAGACGGACCGGCGTTCTTCAAGTTGGCGTATCGGTTGGACTCGTATCAAGGCGCCGTAGCTGCAGCGGCTGCCAGAGAGGCAGGGGAAGGCCCTGTGATTGATCAGGAACTGTATCAGCAGCAGCAGCGACAGGTACCGCCGTTGCCTATGCCAGATCCTGATGCGCCGGCTTTGACTGCGGAGCAATTGGAGGCGATGTTCCCGGCAGCTCCGCAAATCGGTCAGGAGGTAGGCTTGTTCGAGATCACGAAGGTGACCGATGGCGGTTGAGGGCTTCAAGATTGCGGATGCGTATGCTGAAGTCCATATTGATGAGGATTCACTCAACCGCGACCTAACGATGCTCGAGACCCGGCTGAGGGCGATCCGCGATCGGGCGATTAAGGTCGGTATCGACACTTCGGAGATCGATCCCGAGCTACTGCTGATTCAGGAAAAGATCAACTCGATGGTTGCTCGGCTGCATGTCGAGCCGGACATTGATATTGATGCGACTAAGGCAACGCTGGACAGACTGCTCAGGGACATTACTAGATCGCGCACTCAGCTGAACATCATTCCGGATACCGCCGAGATCCGGAGGTCGATGAAGGAGCTGGAGGCCCGGCTGAGGGGGCTTAGAGGCAAGGTCGATATCGGCCTTGACGCGAAGAAGATCGGAGCCGAGCTAGAGAAGATCAGGGCTGAGTTTGCTCTTATTCATGACAAGAGCATTAGTATTGGGCTTGAGACTGGTAAGATACCCGATCAGTTGATGAAGATTCGGGCAGAGATTGAGCTGCTCAGTGAAGCCTATGTGCTTAAGCCTCACTTGAACACAGAGGAGCTTAGGCGAGGGCTTACTGAAGTCCGTGGCATGATTGCTGGCGTTCAGAAGGACTTCAACGTTGAGTTCAAAATGGAGGGCATTGATCGCGCCATTGCTGAGATGCAAGGCGCGAACTTCCAGCTCGACCGGCTCAAGAAGAGCATGGCGGAGTATATTGCGATTAGCTCCCTATCGGGAGTTGGTGCCGGTAACCGCCGTTGGTGGCTGAATTGGGTTCACTGGATCATCGCGGGTGGTGCAGAGCTAGCAGCCGTTGTCGTTCCCGCGACTATTGCGCTAGGCTCGGCGGCTGCAGTTGTCGCTCAGGGAGCGCAGCAGGCCGAGCAGCATATGGTGGCCCTATGGACCGCTACTGAAGCCACTAACAAGTACATGCATATGACCACGGGTCAGGCGCTCGGGATGCGTGCTGCTTTGCAGCAGGCGCAGGATGCGGCAGACCCGAAGGTTTATCAGGCGATGGGTGGCGCGATTGATATTGCGAAGCACCACCTGCTGGACATGGCGGGCGCCGGTGTGCAGATGGTCACCATGTTCGACCACTTTATTGCGCACTTCCAGTACAGTCTGGCTACAGGTATGGGCCAGAATATCCATGGGCTGCTTGATCAGATGGTGCCGGATGCTGTTAAGCTAGGCATAGTCTTCGCTAACCTCGGGCATGCCTTGGTCAACTTTGCTGCCGCGATGCCTGGTCTAGCTGGTGTTCTGCTGAACTTCTTGGTTGCGATCACATCGTTGATTGAAAAGATCTCCGAACTGCCTCCTTGGCTGATTACTACCTTTATGCTCTTTGAGGAGGTCTGGCGCTGGGGCGGAGCGGCTGCGACAGTCCTGGCTCGGCTATCTGGAGCGTTGGCCGAACTCGGGACTTTGGGCGTTCCGCTCCTTGCGCGCTTTGGGACGATCTTCAGTTCCGTCTTGAAGTTCATCCCGATGACGCTAGCTGGTATTGCCGTTAACCTGGGTGCAACGATTCAGAAGTTTAGCCTGTTTGGGAGCGCTAGTGTTAAGGCTGGAGAGGCGGTCGGTAAGCTAGGATTCAGTCTTGTTAGTTTCGCCGAGTTCCTGAGTACCGGCTGGGGGCTAGCTATAGCGGGCGCCGTTGTTGCGCTTATCGGACTCTACTTTTGGATGAGCCGCTTCAAGAGCGTAACACAGGACTTCATTGATGCCTCGAACAGGGCTGTCGAGGCCGCTAATAGTATGCATGTCCTGAATGTGATTACTGCCCAGATGGGGCAGACGCTTGCTAGGACTGCTCAAGCAACGAGGGATCATGCTGACGCCGTGCAGCGGCAGAGCCATTATGTCAATGACGGCACCAGGGGCTTTCTTGCGTACTCAGACCGTGTAAGGATCACGCAGGCTAACATCGACGCGTTGCATCAGCATCAGGACGGCTTGACCCAGTCGATGAAGAATGTGCTGTACGGTGCAGCGGAGTTGTCGAGTCAGTATAGGACATCGTTTTTTGGAGCTCTTGTACTGGCTACCAATGCGGGCGTTAAGCTTCAGGACGGCATCCTCGGACAGGGTCAAGCGGCGCGGATTGCGCGGTTCCAGATAGCGGACTATGTTGCCGGCCTGCGGGCTATGGGCCAACCGCTTGGTGCCGTCGGCAATGACATGTCCGCATTGGCGATCCAGAGCGGGTTGGCTTCAACTAAGGTATCGCAACTGAATCAGGCCTGGGATGAGTTTCTAGCCAACGTGACGGGGGGTACGAACGCGTTCTCAGGCTTTGTGCTTGCAATACAGGGCATGGGAATTACGGCGCTAAAGACTTCGGCTAGCATGCAAGGAACCGTGTCGTCGATTGACTTGCATAAGAGAGCAGCAACGAGCGCGACTACCGCAACAACGGGGTTCGCCAACTCGTTGACGGCTGCAGGCCAGAAGGGGGCACAGACTTGGCAGCAGTTCAATGCGGCTATTACTGGTCCTGGTCAGCAGATGCTGGACTGGTTCAGGACAGCGGGGGCCGAGGGCCAGATCACTAGCGACAAACTGACGTACGCAGTCCGTGCTATCATCTCGCAGATGCTCCCGCTGGCCCAGCATTCGAAGGTAGCAACAGCCGAACTGAGCGCAATGGCTCAGGAGGCTGGCGGGCCGTTTACGAGCAACTTCAAGACGCTGAAGGAATGGGTCGATCAGGGCGGCCATTCGATGAGCGGCCTCCGGAAGATTGTCGATCAGACGACAATCAGGATGGCCAATATGGCTGATGTCGCATCGAAGCTTGGCAATGTAATGCAGCAGCAGATCATCTCGTCGATGGATGCTGCTCAATTGAAGGCCTCAGGCTTGACAGATGCGGTCAATAACCTTACGAACTACATTAACGCTAACGGTGTAGCTGGCCTGAAGCAGTCGGGTGTTTACAGGACGGTTAGGGATATCCTGATTCGGTTGACAGGCAGCACGTCGGAGGCGGACTCAATTATTCAGGCATACACGGGGCATATCGATGCTGGCAAGACAGCCTTGCAAAAGGAGCACGACGCTCTTAAGGCCAGCCGGGACATGCAGAATGAGTACAACGACGCTGTGCAGAAGGGTAACCAGCCGCAGAAGAACCTGATTCAGAACCTTGCGAACATTGGTCGACAGGCGGGTATCGGCACTGATAAGATTGCGGCCCTGATTCATAAGATCACAGGCATCCCGACTAAGGTCATCTTGAGCATCATAGAGCACGGCACTGGTCACTTCTCGATCGTGGGGAACCTACCTGGTGGCGGTCTGCACTATGGCATTGGCGGCCAGAAGTATGGCGGTCAAGGCCCTGGTGTCACTGGGGCTGCAAAGGGCATGCTGGTCCCGGGTTACGGCGGAGGCGATAGACACCTAGCGTTGGTTGAAGGTGGCGAGGCAATCGTTCCGAAAGAAGTCGTGCCTCACGTTGCGGCTGTCTTGAAGCGGCATGGAGTGCCTGGCTTCCAGGGCGGCGGGTTCATTCAGAGTGGTATCGATCCGGGACAGTCGACTGTTACCTACGATGAGCGGTTCCGTAGCCAGGTAACCCAGTCGATGGAACGAGCGATGACTACGGCTATGAAGGCCGCGATGTCAGCTGCTCGGCGCGAGATGATGGGAGGCGGTCCAAGGGGCCCAGCTACTCATGCGGCGATGCCCTATCTGGAGAACCTGTGGATTGCTGCTGGCGGACCTCCTGGCGTAGCGCATCTCATGGCAGCCATTGCTATGGCCGAGTCCGGCGGTAACTCCAGAGCGTACAACCCCTCGGGTGCTTCTGGTCTGTGGCAGATCCTGGGTGTACCGTTCCCGGGCAACCCGTTTGACCCATTCACTAATGCGCGGATGGCTGTAGCTAAGTATGAGTCGCAGGGACTGGGTGCATGGGTTACTTATACCTCTGGTGCGTATAGGGCGTACTACGCTAAGGGGACTTCTGGAGCCGCTCCTGGCTGGGGCGTTGTCGGTGAGCTAGGCCCCGAGTTGGTGCGGTTCCACGGCGGCGAGCCAGTTGTACCAATGTACGCAAGGGGCACTCCAGGTATTAGCGAGGTAGTACATGACCTGATGCGCGACCGTCATGTTTTTACTGACATCAGGGACTTGCTAAGGAACATCCATAAGCACTTTACGGGCGCGCGTCAGCGACACCTTGATCACCTCGTTGCGCAGCAAGAGAAGCACCTGAGGCATATCGCCGGTACGGTAGACAGGACGGTTGCGGCAGCTAGGACGTATCGTACAAGTGTCGCTCAAGGCCTAAGCGGCTATGCGGATGTTTCAGGGCTGCTTGTTGGCGGCGCGTATACCGCTCAGGGATATGTGAGCGGCGGCGCGTTCCTCAATATGCAGTTGCAGCAAAGATTGCAGAGCCTGCGTAAGTTTACGAGGTCGATTAAGGCTCTAGGCAAGGCCGGCGTTAGTAGAGGTCTGATCAAGCAGATCGTGGCTATGGGTCCTGATGCCGGCCAGCAGATAGCCGACGAGATTCTCGCTATGGGCCATCGGCAGATTAAGGAACTGCTAGCGACTGAAGAGGCAGTCGGAGCTGCAGAGCAGGGGCTTGCGGGACAAGCAGCTGCGTCCGCTTACGGTAGCACAAGCTTGAACTTGGCGGCGGGCTTTAGGAGGCAGCGGCGAGAGATCGAGCGTGAGGTTGATCACTGGGCGCGCAGGTTTGGTCAGGAGGCGGCCCGCTGGTTCCACGTACCGCGTCATGCTACTGGCGGGACAATCCCGATGGGCAGCTCTGGGATTGTTGGTGAGGCTGGTCTGCCTGAGCTTGTGTCGGTCGGCCCTGGCGGGGCTGTCGTTACTCCGGGTGTGAGTATCAGGGGCGCTGGAGGGATGACGGTCATCAATCAGTACTATGGTACGCAGTATCCAACACCGGAGATGCAGCGTCGGATGAATATGGATATGGCGTTGGCCTTTGGAGTTGCTCCGTGACAACACCGGCAAGCGTTGACATCGGTTACTGGACAGGCTCGTTTACTCATTGGCCGTCGATGGGCCCGCAGGCAGGACAGCCGATACAGGTCAGCATCGGTACCGGTCCTGATGCGAACGGTATTGCTTGGCTCTGGGAAAAGATTGACGGTTGGGACAGCCCTGACGTGTCGGGCGGCGTGATACAGCGTGGAGCCGATCATGGTGGGTGGCCAGCATTGCAGACTTACGCGCCGCGGGCAATGACGGTAACTGTCAGAGCATCGGCTCCTACTCAGTACCTGCGCGATGTTGCTAGAGCTATATTGCAACGAGTCATTCCCGTTAACGAGCTTTGCCTCATGCAGTACAACGAGCCTATCCCGAAGCAGATGTGGGTGCGACGGAGCGGGCGCATTCCCGAGGCGTATGATAACCTCCTTGAGGTGGACTTCTCATGCGTCTTGATTGCTCCGGATCCACGCAAGTACAACGTAGTGTTGAGTGTCTCACCAATGACGGCTTGGCTGTCTCAGAGCTATATGTCGATTGGGACGACGGGGGCACCGACGACGATTCCGTTTACGCTCCCGAATAACCCTGCACCGCCTGCGAGCATGTGCGCCAACGCGGGCAACTTTGAGACTCGACCTGTGATAACGATTAACGGCCCACATCACGCTCCTGGCATTCAGCTACAGAGCACGGGACAGATAGTGTCCTGGTCTCAGGTCAACTTGGCTGCAGGGGACCTTATGGTGATTGACTGTGACTCTCGCATGGCTTGGGTGAATCCTGGCAATGTAACCCTAGACGTTCCTTTGCAGATACCTGGATCGATTAGTGGCTACGTAGCTGCGGATGTTACGTCGTCCTGGTTCCCGCTGCACCCAGGTTTGGACAATGTTCTTCTAATGAGCGGCACTAGCGTGATTAGCGATGCTGGTACTATGGTCGTGAGGTCGCGCGACGCGTGGATATAAGGAGCAAGCATGGCAACTAGCGTGAGCTTGGGCTACTGCGGTTGGCTGGCGGGTACTACGTGGTCGGATACGATCGGGCGCAATATGACGGCCGGTCTTACGGCCCTTGGGGCGTCCCGAGGCGGCGTGCTTGCCAACGTTGGGAATGCGCTACAGGTTCTAGCGTCTAGCGGCTTGAGTGCTACCTGCAACCCTGGGGCGGCGGTCATTCCTGCTGCGACAGTCGCGGCCGGCCCTTACATTCCGGTGAACAGTGCAGTCCAGACGTTGACTCACAATGCGGCGGATCCAACGAACCCGCGTATCGACCGCTGGGTTGTTCAGGTAGTCGATAACGGTAACTCGACGTCATTTGGACAGATCATTATCGTCCAGGGTACTGCGGCAGCTTCGCCTTCGCCACCTGCGGTGCCAGTAGCTGGGTTGTCGCTAGCTCAGATTCGCATCAACGCGGGTGTGTCGTCGTTCGCTCAGGTCAACATTACCGACGAGCGGATCTTCACGGCTTGTTCTGGCGGTATCATGCTCTGTCCGAATATGGCGAACCTGCCTGTTGGCTGGCCAGGCCTTATCGGGTACGACCTGACGAACAGCCGACTGTTTGCGCTAACCGCAACGGGCGCCCAGCCGCTTCACGTGCTGGGAGCTCCTCCGGCGCTGGCAATCAGTGCGTCAAACAAGAGTGCGCCGAGCGGTTCAGAGACAACGTTGTTGTCAGTTAACTTTACCGCTGATGGCCTGTCCGACTATGAGCTTATCGGAAGGTTTGGAGACGCTTATAATTCGGTCGGGCGTGACTGGATGCATCTTCGGCTGTATGTAGACTCGACGATGGTTCAGGACAATCAGGTCTTCGCTTTTCAGCCGGCTCAGACCGATGGTAACTATCATTACGGGACCCAAAACGTGATTCATGTCACGAGCGGCCTGAAGGGAACTACGCCGGCAGCGGGAACTCATACTGTACAGCTGCGTGTAGCGCTACATGTGAATACTGCAACGATCTCTGGCGCTAGTTTCATGCCGATCGAGCTGTCTGTGAAGCAGGCGACCCTATAATGGCCCTGGATATACTGCCGTATCTGATCGCCAGCGATGCTGTCGGAGCGGGTGCTACTACTCTTGTCATGACCGTGGGCGACGGTGGCGGATGGCCTGTATTGCCTGGCGACGTCGTTATTATAGCTGGAGGTACTGGCGCTGCACAACCTACCGGGATTACTGATACACAGGGGCATACCTATACGAAAATCTCTGGGTCGGCTACCAGCCCGGCGGTGACGTTGTGGAAGACTGTTGCTAACAATGGACTCAAAGCAGCGGGCCCAGGAGTGACGGCTGATCAGATCACCATTACGTATACTGGTACTGGGCAAGCGAAGCAGTGGATCGCTGTCGGTATGCAGAGCATGGCCTTGCCGGAAGATGTGGCTGTAACTATTCAAGGTACTGGTACTAGTGCAGCGCCGTCGCTAACTTCGGGAGTGCCTAGCCAAGCCGGAGAGATGTTTGTCGCGATCGTCACTACGCAGAACGCGGCAGGAACTTTTACATGGGATTCGGGCTGGCAGGTAGTTGCGTCAAACATAACTTCCGGAGCCAATGCTTCAGCATCGATGGCTACGAGGCTCGGTACCGCAGCCGCAGCGGTTACAGCTTCCGGTACTACTGCGGCCTCTGCGGCTTGGAATGTGATCATTGTCGGTATCAAGCCAGCCGTCGTGTCTAATAAGGGTATTGTTGGCGCGTCTATCTTTAGCGGTGCTTATCCGGGTCTGGGGTACACTAACTATCAGGCCAAGACTGCATTTGATGGGTTTGTAAGTAGGGTCTCAGCTAATCGAGGATGTAAGCGGTACCTTAACGAGAACGAGTACGAGTCCGCTGCCAACCCGGCTCAAAGCGTTGTTGATTATATGGTCAACCACGACATCTTCTGTGTCGTTTGTGTAAAGCCTACACGAGCGGTCGGTGGCGGGGTATCCTCGAGCCTGACTAGCCTGCGGACTATGATTACGTACTGGAAGAATAATGGCATTGCTCCTCACGTGTGCATGGGCAATGAGTCAAATATCAACGGACAGCATGGTCCGTTTGGAGACGGTACCAGCAAGACTTGGACCGACGCTAGCGGTACCTCCATACCCAGTCCGTACGGTACGCCGACTGGGGCGCAGGCAGCTCAGAACTATATTGACTGGTTTAACTATCACGGTCCTACGATTACCTCTTCCGGCTTGCAGTGTCAGTACAATCCGGCGATTTCGTCCTCTAGCTCGGCCCTGACATTCATTCCGCCACGGCTTCAGAGTGACGGGCGGCCGTTGTGTACCGGCATTTCAATAGACTATTACTACTCCGGCGACTACGCAGTCAACGGTATTACTCTGGCCAGTATACTTAGTTCGTGCAACAGCACATCTCCACCATTCCCGGCGGGTATCGGTGAGATGGGCGGTACGGATGGTAGCACGCGACCGATTCAGGACGACCCTGCCGGTACTGCCTCCTGGATTGATAACCAGGTTCGTATTCCGATGACCAATCAGCTGACCGCCGGCGCGCAGGCCAACCTGCCCGTTATGTGGTATGCTAACGGTACTGGGAACACGATTGACGGTACTACGGATTCGCGAGTCGTTGCGGCGTATCAGCGACTGTTCGATGCGCTTGATCCGTCCGTTGGCGGCGGTCCGACGACATGGATGGCTTTCGCTACGTCTTCAACTGTCAGTGTCGCTTCTGGTCACTTCATTACGGTATTCACCTTGAGTAGCGCCTTGGTTGACTCTAGTGCAGCGAGCGGTACTCTGTATCCGCCTGGGAGCACGCTCCTACCGCCGTCGGCTCCGCCTCCGCCACTAGCAATGCCTATGCCGTCTCCGTATCCTCTGCGGGCGCCTGGTAATGTCTATCGATTCGTAACAACAGATACGGTAACAGGTCGTGTACTGGCTGACTCTTTGCCTATTACGGGCTTGACAGCGCAGAGCCAGATTAACTCAGTAGGCTCGTTTAGTGGCAACTTGACTCTGCCTACTGCCGGCCCCGGCAGCCGGATGGTAGCTACCTGGATGAAGGCCGTTCAGCCATGGCGGAGTATTCTATGGGTATTTCAAAATGGCTTCCCGATCTGGAATGGGCCTATCGTAGCCTGGAATCATCAGTCGGTGTCGGACGGTACGCTACCGCTTCAGGCTGCCAGCATGGAGGAGTTCTTCAAGCATCGGCAGGTTGATACGAACCTTGTGTTCAATAACCTGGACATATTTGAGATCTTCCGACAGGAACTGTTGTTTGCATTGAGCAAGACACCTAACGGGAATATCGCAGGAACGGGCCGCTATGCGAATCAGTCGGGTATAGTAGATGTGGTACAGTACTCTGGCATTGTCGGTTCCGTAGTTGAGGCGGATAGCCTCAAGAAGGTCTACGATTGCTGGAACGATCTGGTTACGACTTACGGTCTTGAGTATACCCTAGCACCGGCAATTACTAGTGCCGGATCGCTGTTCACGCAGGTACGGCTGGGGCTACCGTTGCTAGGCAGAAAGTTTGTCGACACGCAGTTTCAGATTACCTTCCCTAGTCGAGGCTTGATTGACTATGCGTTTCCATGGACCCCACAGTCGGCAGTCAACCGCGAGGTCGTTACTGGTTCAGGCAGCGGCAGTAACCCAGTCAACTATCAGGTAGCATCCACCGGGGTGGTTGATGGTATGCCGCTCTTGGAGGATTCGCAATCGTTTAGCGGCACAGTAACGTCACAAGCTCAGATACAGAAGTACTCAGACTCACTTGTTGTGGACTTTGCGCCGAGTGCGTTTATCAATCCGACTTTCCTAGTGGGTGATGATGCAGTGCCGCAAGTGAGGCATGTACAGCTTGGCGATGAGGTGCGTACCGGCCTGACGTCGCCCTTGCATCCTTCGGGGCCGCAGGGTCGGCCAGGCTATATGGGCGCGTTCCGCTTGACAGGCTGGACTTTGAACTTCCCAGCAGGGAGTCAACCGGAGCAGACGATGTATACGCTAGGCGCAGGGACTGCCCCTACGTTGCAGGGAGGGTGAGTGAGCAACTATCCACAGCCGCTTGAGAAACGACTTATGCAGACGATTCGGCAGCTGGAGCAGCGAGTTAAGCGCCTGGAACACATTGCTGCCGACCCTGTTGCGATCGGTTCCCAATTGGCTCGCACGACGATTCAGTCACCGAACTATCTTCAGGGCGCTGCGGGCTGGAGCCTCAACGCCGACGGGACCGGTGAGTTTACAGGTATGGTCACTGCCGGTCTCCGTATCACTATTGGCACGGTCGCGCCGAGTGGGGCGAATGTCGGCGACCTGTGGTATGATGGCAATAATAACTTCCTGCTGACTCAGTGGAACGGCACTGACTGGATTCCATACCAGTTCGGCACTAATGCCATTATGGCTGGTAGTGTTACAGCTAATCTGGTCGCTGCTAATGCGATCGTTGCCGGGATGATTGCAGCGGGAGCTATTGACGGTTTTACAATCAACGGTGCTCAGATCAACGGACAGCAGATCAACGCTACGGATATTATTATCTCCGGTACAAACGGCGGCCTGTTTACTTACGGCTCCGGCGGTACGACTGTTGAGACGCACTCCGGTTCCGGAAGCAGTCCCGTCACCGGAACCTGGATTGCGCCTAACAATGTTACGACGGTTACCGTTGAGCTCTGGGGCGGGGCAGGTGGTGGAGGCGGGAACGGAGGAGCGAACTTTTTCATTTCTGGGGCGGCCGGAGGCGGCGGGCAGTATGTTAAGTATCAGCTTACCGTCGTGCCTGGCAACTCGTATAGCTGGTCTATTGGCGGTCACGGTAACGGCGGTAGTGGCGCAGGTGTAGACGGTGGGGACGGCGGCGTTACGTGGTTCAGTAGTTCTACTACGGCCAAAGCGGACGGAGGCAATCACGGTCAGTCTGGCAATACGGGTGCTGCTGGCGGCTCTGGCGGGACCGCAACGCCTCCGGGTAGTCCTATTGACGTTCAGAATGGTGGCCGCGGTGGTAATGGTATAGCTAACGGACCGGCAGGAGGCGGCGGTGGCGGCGGTTCTGGTGGTCCGGGTGTACCAGGGAATGCCGGCAACCCTGGCCGCAACTCTGGTAGTACAGGTGGTAGCGGCTACGGAGCGGGAGCGTCAGCGGTGCCTGGCGGCGGCCCGGGAGGCCGCGGTGGAGGCGCTAACCTAAGCCCGTTCGCTGGCCAGAGCCCGGCCGTTGGGCCCGCCGGTGGAGGTGGGGGCGGGGGCGGCGACGGGGGCGGCTCCCGAGCAGGCGCTAATGGCTGGTCAGGCAAGATGGTCCTGACCTATACGCCTTCGTCAACTTCCATCATGGCAAGCATCGCCGGGGCTCCTGGGACCGATCCGCTAAGTGCTGAGGCTTTCCCTGCTGGGATTATGACCGACGGTATTAACGCGCCGATTGTAGCTGTGGATCCAATTAATGGCGGGCCAGAGTCTTGGCATCCTATTACTTTGGACTCGGGGTGGACCACTGTTGCGAGCAACACGGTGCCCCAGTACAAGCTGATGCCTGATAAGACAGTCATGATTGAGGGCTATTGTAGCCACGCAGCATTTTCAGCGGCCCTTAACCTCAACGGTAGTACTCCGTTGCCTACTCCCTACCGGCCTGCTACTAACTATCACCAGGCGGCGTATACCGATGTCTCGGGCCAGGCTATCGGCGTTCGTGTTACCCCCGCTGGCGTGATTAGCGTTGAGCAGGTCGGCGGTAGCTCGACTATTCTGAAGTTCAGTATCAGGTATGACCCAAGCATTTAGGAGGGCTGATGATCGGCGGGATTACTCAGCAACAGGTACTAGGAAACGTTCAGCAGGGGCTTATGCAGCTACGGGCCGCCCTCGCGGCGATCAAGAACCTGTATGGCTATACGTCTGCTCTGTCGCAGGCTGACCTAGTGAGCATCGGGTTCTCTCAAGCGGACGCTAATGCGATTCTGTCAGCGGTAGCTGATGCCAATGCCTTTGTCGAGATGTACGAGAAGGGCACGATGCCGACGAGTTACGGCTATACGGCGCCGGCTACACCTTATGTCTTCTCGAACAGCCAGCGGAACGTGATCGGGCCGCAGTGAGTGACCGGAACAATTGGCAGCCAAGAGACTCTGACGTCGCCAGGCTGAAGGACCGCATGACGTCGCTAGAGGTTGAACTATCGAACCGAATTGCGGCAGTAGAAAGGACCATGGAAGATCGATGGACGCGCGAGGAGAGCCTGGAGGCTCGGCAGAACGAGCGTCGGTGGCAGGCGGCGCTAGTGGTAGTATCATGCATAGTGGGACCGCTGATAGTCCTCGGGGTCCTGGCTCTGCTACATCTGGTAACACGGTAAAGTTGCGAGTCATTCAGGTAGCAGTAATTGTGCTCACCGCTATCGGTATTGCGTGCGTTGCTACAATCGGGTTGGCAATTAATGACATCTACAACAAGTTGGATAACGTAACGATCCGACTATGCATCGTTGAGAACTGGCAACGGGATTCGCTACAGGCTATTGCGACACATAATCATGTTAGACTTCCCGCGTTCCCTACGGTACCGTTCTTGCCTAAGCCGTGCCGGGCTAAGCCTGACGGTGTTGGATGAAGCACACCGCTGAGCTTGCTAAGGGAAGGTGGTGGAATTATGTAGCTAAGTGCACATGCGGTCACACGGTTAAGGCGAGTACTGCTGAGGAGGCGGACGAGCAAATGGAAAAGCACATCGTGGAGGCGGATGACAATGACTGATACACTCTGGTCCGACATCTCGGAGTTCCAGGTACCGGTGAACAATTCCTATCCGTATCACTTCCTGTGCATTCGTTCGAACGACGGTAGCTATCAGGACCATCACTTCGTACAGAACATCACGTGGTGTCGGTCAGCCGTCGCGTCCGGACGCATGTGGGGGTTCATGGTCTACTACTTCTACCGGCCAGGCTTTGACGGGGCCGCGTTGCTCAGGAGCCGAGTCGGACATCCTGATCCTCACATGGTCGCGATGATCGACGTCGAGGGCGCCGGTGGACAGGTCTCCGGGAACCAATCCGGAGCGATCAACACGCAGTTCAACGAGCTGGCTAAGTGGCTCGGGAGCGCTAGCCGGGTTGTCGGTTACGGTAATACGAGTGACCTGAACTCGCTCTGGCCTAGCAAGCCGCATGGCATCAAGCTCATCATCGCGGCCTATGGCTCTAACCCGAGCTACCCGGGCAAGTACGCTCACCAGTTCACCGATAAGCAGAAAACGGCGCCGTTTGGGCCGTCTGACTTCAACTCCGCGGATGGTATGAGCGCTTCGGATTTGCAGAAGATGTACGGCTTCACGTCGCCGAAGCCTCCCCCACCGCCGCCACCGTCGAACGTTCATACCTTCGATGGCACTCAGACGATGGGGCAGGTCGCTAAGTCTCGGGGCTACTCAACTACGGCAGCCTGGCTGGCGCATGAGTCCGATCTGGACACGAACGTCGGCGCGGGCCTGATCGGTCTTGATGAGGATGCCCTCTCGAAGATCGTTCCGAAGGCAGGTACGAAGTGGCTGACGAACCCGTGAGTGGGGTCTACGGCCCCTATCGGGCGAAGATCCTCGACTGGCACGACGGCGATACGTGTCATGCGGATCTGGACCTAGGGTTCGGGATCATTCTTGCTGCCTACGACCTAGGCGGCAAGCCGGTCCTCTCGTGTCGTATCTACGGGATCAACGCGCCCGAGTTGGCCAACCCTGACGGGTCAGGTAAGGCAGCTCACGCGTACGCCGAAGGCCTATGTCCTCCCGGCACCCTGGTAACGGTCATGTCGCATTCATGGGACAAGTATGGTGGGCGGTACGACGGCGAGATCACCTTGCCGGACGGCCGCGTGTTCGGTGATGTGATGATCGAGAACGGTATGGCGGTTGCCTACTTTGGAGGGACGAAGACGAACTGAAGAGGCCCCTGAGCCCGGTTTGCAGCGCCGTCCGCCCGCAGCTTCCGGGCTCAGGTCTTCAAACTCCGCAAGGTCTCAGTGCGGATCTCTTTGTCCACGTAGCTATTGTGTGCTAGATAGTACAGAAGATGCCTGCGCGCGTCTGCTGCGTTCCGGGTGGCATGAGTGTGGAAGAGGCCGAGGTGGCACAGTTTGGCGTCGCTAGCCCATGTCTTGATGGCGGACTGCTGCATGACTAGGCGCGTGCTTGAGACGACGCAGAAGTTCTTGACTACGCCTATGTACTCTAGGGAGATCAGTTCTGCTGCCTCGTTGGCCTTATGATGCTCAAAGGACTCACAGATGATGACGTCCGCCTCTATGGAACATAGCAGGTCCCATAGGAGGCCGTGATGCTCAGCCGGGCCTATCTGACCGTACGTCTTGAAGCCTCCGAGCTTCTGCCAGTCAGCCCATCCTGTTGTGTGTCCTGGATCTATGCCTAGTAGCTTCACGGTCTCGTCGCCCATCCCCGATCGATCCATAGCGCGAGCCAATCAGCGGGCGCGACCTCTCGGTCACCTTCGGGTCGTGCCAGTTTGGCTTTCGGGTCGTATAGGAATGCGGCTAGGGAGGAACAGACTACATGACCGGGTACAGTACCCTGCGGTCCCCACTTGAGGTTCCAGATGTTCGCGAGGCCTGGGAATGAGTTAGCTGCGTCGGAGGCGATCGCCTCCCAGTCGTAGGGGGTCCCAAGCATAGCGACTGCGCCGTCGGTTACGATCTTGCGCTGAGCCTCATCCTTGGGCTGCTTGTAGTTGCACATCGTGTGTGACGAGCTCAGGTAGTCCTTAGCGTCTCGCCAGCCGACGCCGCCGGGACGCCCCTCGATACACCACACCGTTCCTTCCTTGTCTATGTGGTGAACGATGGCGACGTGGTTGACCAAGTTCGGGCGATCGCGAAGGGCCGCTCCGAACCTGATCATCCACGATCCCCAACCGGTCGATCGTGTTAGCAGCAGGTCTGCTGGTTTGATGTTCAATGTAGTCATGGTTCGATCTCTCCAATCGCTCCAGAAGGCGACCACTTGCGGAACAGTTCCTCGAAGCATGTGCGCCAGTCAGGGCCGTCGATGATGACCATGTTGCGCATAACCGTTGTGAGCGTCAGGGTCGCGTGGGTCATGATTGCTTGGTACATGATGTGACTAGAGTCGACCAGATCGGCATACTCGTACTCCGCCGTGAGCTCGGCCAGCCTGAGCGTGTTGGATGCGATGAGCCGGCAGGGACGCTCGCCTGGAATGTCAACACCACACATGACCCAGCGCGGCCGCGGAAAGGCCTGGTTGGTATAGACAGGTCTCCGGGCTGGCATCGTGTAGGTTGAGCCTCTGTATACCTCCGGCCTGCCCGTACTGTGTATACGCTCAAGATGCCGACTCATCGTGGCCTGCAAATGAAGTAGTTGGCGCCTCCGTAGGTGCCTCCGTCGATCCAGTCATACCCGAGCTCGTCGATGAGCGCTAGTAGGTCCTCCCGCTTGTAGTAGTCATAGATGGAATGGTCTTCGATGAACATGACTGGCCGGTGCTTGGCGATCAGTTCGCGCATGCCTCGGAGTGCATGAAGATCGGCTCCCTCCACGTCGAGCTTGATAACGTCGATACGCGGCTCGTCCTTGAGTATGACGTCGAGTCGTTCGCCGGGAACTTCTCGGCCGTCCTCGTCTGGTAGCACTCGCATCGATCCATCGCGGGTGGTCTGATTCGGGCTGAACAGGTGCAAGATCTCGTCCTTGTCCCAAGCCGCTACGGGGACGATCTGTACATTGGTAACGTCGTTCAGCTTGATGTTGTCCTGCAGGCGCTTGACGGTCTCTGGGTTGGCCTCAATGGCGATGACCCGCTTGGCGACCCTAGATGCCCTGAGCGAGTAGTGACCAACATGCGCTCCGACGTCAAGGAACACTCCGCCCTTGGGGATGAGGCTGAGCAGTACTTGCTCGACTGAGTCCTCGTGCTGGGGGCCTATGCCGTCGCCGGATGTGATATCGACATCGACCTTCCACCTAAGGCCTGCATTCTCGAAGATCATCGTGCGGCCCCTGAAGATCGCGCTGAGCGCTGGTCTCCAATAGCGCTTCCAGACGCGATCGATGCTATACCGCTGCGCGGACTTGCGGGCCTGGGTCGTGAAGGCGTGCCAGCGTGATTTATCCGTCGCCCACATCTGATACGCCTCTTCGTAGGCGCTCCTGATCTCATCGATGTTCGGAGCGACCCATCTGCCGTTATGTGTCGCGTTCCACTTCCGCTCGCCTGGGACTAGCCAGCCGTTCTCAACCAGTTCTGGCATAGAGGAGCAGTCGGTGACGATCGCGGGCACTCCACACGCTTGGGCCTCGACGATGGGTATGCCGAACCCTTCGCCCCAGCTGCAGTTGGACAAGACATGTAGCGTTCGGTACCACTCCCGCAGGATGTTGTCGCTGATGAGACCCTGCTTGTACATCCACTGATCGACGGCGCCAACTACGTCCTCGATCCCGAGCAAGTGAATAACGTACTCGAGGTTCGTACCTTCGTCGTTGAGCAGTGTATGGACAAGGAGAGCTGTGTTGGGGTGCTCTGCATGAAAGCGCGCGAACGCCTCGAGCTGCTCATACCAGCCTTTGCGTTGAGCATCAAAGTTCGTTGCGTTGATGCCGATGACGAAGACGTCGGCTGGAATGTTTGCTCGTATCCTTGCCATCTCGGTATCCGCCGAGGGCGTCCAGTACGTCGTATCGATACCGTGAGGGACGTACTGAAACTGTTCGAAGCCTGCCTTGCGTAGCATCCGACCGCCGAATCGTGACATCGCGATCGGGTATGCTCGTGAGGCGCGCAGGTGAGCTAGGTCTGCGATCGACATCGGATCGCAGTCGATAGGCGTCCAGAAGGCGCATCGGATGTTCGCCTCGGCAAAGATGGCCGAGTTGATCGTCCACACATCGCGCAGACCGATCAGGAGCTTCGCGTCGCGACGGACGTATAGCTGCGCCAGATCGAAGAAGTCACCTACTGGCCAAACCTTGATGCCGTTCCATTCACGGGGTACTCCTTTGAGGCCTCCCATAGATGCGATCTCGACGTTGTAGCCCTCGTCTCGCATCTTGCTTGTCCAGATCGCCGTCTGTCTCCCGTACCCGGTCTTGTAGTCGGGGTCCGCCGACGCCCAGACGATCAGATCTTCGGTCATGTTGTTTCCTTCGCCCTCCGTGACTTGATCTTCTGTAGTCTGTACCATGTGTCGGTACAGCAGTTGAGGAACTCCTCGAAGTTGCCTACGACGTCACCGATGATGACGTTTGCTTCGGTGTCCTCATCCATGACGTCGAGCGCTACGCGGTAATTGCCAATAGGTTCTTCGGTGTCAGCCACTCAGGCCTCCATAGTTCTACTGCGGTTGGGTACGGCCTAATGCCTTCCTTCCATTCTTCGTACTTGCACATGTCACCCCAGTTGCGTCCTAGGTCAACTCCGACTTTGATTGGAACGTAGGTTCCCATGACTGCTTCGGCTGAAGCGATCATGGTCGATCGGACGGTATCAACAACAAAGTCGAGGTCGTCTTGATGGAACTCCCAGAACAATGCATCGTGTACAAGGTTGCGGCACCAGGCCTTACCCTTGAGCTTTGGTCGGAGCCAGTCGAAGGCTTGTATACAAATATCACTCGCAATGGACTGGGGGTAGAAGGCACAAGCCTCATTCTGTACTTCTTTCTTGTTCTCGTCAGTGATCAGCCAGAACCTGCGTCGTCGTCCGAAGGGGGTGACGAGGTCCTCTCCATTGGTTGCCTGCCACTTGACCTCCTCACGGAATCGGACAATGTTCGGAATGACTCGGAAGAAGTTAGAGAGGCCTCGCTGAGCCTCTTGAACGCTGATGTCAAACTCGTCAGCGATACTTTTAGCCTCACGGCCGTATGCAAGACCGTATACATAGCACTTGACGATATTGCGGACGTCCTTCGGATTTTCGATAGGGCGGCCAGAGCGGGTAGGCTTAATGGTTGGCTCGAGTTCCTTGAAGAGGTCCCGGCTTGGATCGGAGAAGATTTCGCGGAAGTATTCTTCTTGGGCGAGCCAGGTGAGGACCCGGAGCTCGATTTGTCCATAGTCGAACTCTCCTAGTATGTTCTCGGGCTTGACTACCTTGAACTGTCGCTTCAGTTTGTCGCGGCGAGGGATGACCTGCAGTGAGGGACGCTTCTGAGATGTCCTCCCTGTGACTGTAGTGTGAATCATCACAGTTGGGAACACTCGACCTTTCCAGACATGCTTCCGCAGACCGCGCGCGTACGTGCCGTTGTACTTGACCGCTTTGCGATGGTCTAGAAGCGTTTCAAGGAACGCGACCTCCTTGGTCTCCGTCTCGACCTCGAACTCGCCGTCCACAAGTTGACCTGCCAACGTTTGTGTCTTAGGACCTTCCGGATATTCGAATCCCAACAGTCTTGACGAACTCGTCCGCTGACGGCGCTTATCTCGGTACTCCGCAAGCAGGTCTTGCAGAGTATCTGCATCGGTCGTTTCGGATCGAGTGCCATTGGGACGCCGCACGAGAGGCAAAGGAACTCCAAGCTCATGGAACACATCCTTGAGTTGCAATGGCGAGCGTGGGTTGAACTCCGAGCCGATGATCTTGAACATCTTCCGTTCTAGGCGTGCGATCTCGGCGTCGTACTCTCGGATCAGTTGCGCGTTGTATCTGAGGTCGACTCCCATTCCGTTGAGCTCTGTGAAGGCGAGGTTGTTTGCCGTCTCGACCATGAAAGCATGCAGTCGAACCAGTCCCCACTTCTCACCATCAGCGCGTTCCTTGACTGGCTCGGTGAAGTCGTCCGATTCCATGAGGGCCATATTGTGCTCATCGAGCGCGAACGTACCGCATGTATCAAACGCGTTGTACTTATAGAGTACAGGCAGTGGAATGTTAGCGAACGATTTAGCCTTTCCGGTCCCAAGATATTGCTTGATCTCGTCAGCGTAACGTGGATACCCGAGCTTCTCCTCGAGCTGTTGCTTGAGTCCATGATGGCCTGGCCTCTCGTCAAGGATGTATGATTGTAGCATCGTGTCGCGATGGAACACAAACGGGACCTTCTTATGCGTCCCTTGCTTGTCAAACTTTCCATTCTGTGTTATGATCGTGCAGTTGCGGAGGTATAGTCTCAGACACTCAAGGACAGCATCACTGCGGCAAGCGGCCTTGCCTATGACTATGGCTTTGTCGGGAGCGTAGGCGAGCCCGATACACAGTAGACGGTACCGGTAAGGATGATCAAAGGAGGTGTCCTTATCACCAGGCACGGAGGTCTCGATGTCAAGGGATACAGTACGTATTCCCCGTCGTTGCATTTCTCGGAGGCCGCGAATGGCAGTGATAGGGTCTTCCCAAACAACATAGCCTGGTTCCTTCCATGGTGGGGGCGGTAGTACAAGCTTGCCGAAGTCGTTGGCCATGCTGGGAAAGAATGAAGCGTTCCTCAGACAGGCGGCTGGATGATACGAGCTATATATCTGTACCGCGGGAAGGTCTGCTATCTCACGAGCGGCGCCTACTCTCAGGCGGGTGATACTATCTCGTGTTCTAAACAGTCCTTGGGCTGGGACGTTGCCAAGTGCGATGACCTTCTTGACGCCGCGGTCCTTGAGCTCGGCTATCAGCCTCGGCCTGCATGCTTGGACTGCGAGCGAAGGCGGTTTGATGTTCTCCCGGCGGTGGACACAGAGGCAAGCGTTGGTCAGGAATAGCTCGCTCCGTTCGATGTGATAGTACTTTAGGACCTGATCAAGAAGGCGCCCAGAGGCCCCGATGAAGGGCTTGCCCCTGCGTATCTCATTCTGACCTGGGTTCTGTCCGATAACCGCAATATCTGCCTTGGGCGGTCCGTAGCTAGGTACATAGGCGAACTCGTCGTCAAAGAGAGGGCACGCGTGACAGTTCGCTAGTGGGTGCCTCTTAGGTGGCAGGAGCTCGCTCAAGGGCGACCCTCTTCGCTTCAGGGGACGTCATTACGTCCCAGAGATCTTGGTTCAAGACCTCCTCGGCATTGAGGTGAGTCGTGGCAAGGCGCATAGGCTTGCCAAGGAAGTTGAACCTATGTATGTGATATATGTGTGGTGCGCCTAGCGGTATGCTACTGCTGTCTGGGTGGTAGTAGACAGGGCCTTCGATGTAGTGAACTTGACCTTTGGCTGGGCCGTCGACAAACAGTACAGGGGTCTTCATGGGTTATCCCTATACCACTCTATGGCAGCATCCAGGGCAGTGTTGTGCATACTGGAGCCGGGACCCGGACCATAGTAGGCACGGTATATCTGCCTCCTGAGGCCTGTGGGTAGCCGATACCAGTCATCGCGACAGGCGAGTTGATTGGGTACTACTCGTCTGGTGCAGCCGACGGCTGGACACTCATGTGTCATGTCGTGATCGGCGGCCATACTGGACTCACCTCCCGTAGCGGTACCTGATGTCCCTGGTTCGGTAGAGCGGACTCCGTTAGCCACTTTATGTTCCGTCCAAGGAGCTTCAAGTTGAAGCTATCCTCGTCTAGATCAAAGTAGTGCCTCGGTCTCGGTGTGTTGAACTCGGCGACGTCCTGCATGCTTTTGTCGTAGAAGGCTGCCGTAAACGGAGCGCATGTATCGAGGCTACGCACGACTCCTTTACAGGCTGCAATCTCGCCCTCCCAGGCATCGTTATACCCGAGCAGGTGGAACCCGAACCGCTCTGAGTACTCATCGGCAACCAGCATGGCTAGTTGTGCTCGGGCGTGCGGATCACTGCAGGCGCGCGAGAATGCGCGGCCGGCAGCTATGGTCTCGACGAGCGGCATGAACCTCGCTACGTGATCAATGAACTTAGCTGCCTTAGCGATAGTGTCGCCATGTGCTACAGCCATAAAGCTCATCTTCACCGAGCCGTGTGTCGCCTGACAGAACCTGTCCCAGCGCGTGAAGAAGTACTGCATAGCCCTTACGGTCCCAATTGGATCGTTCAGGACGTCCGGAGCGACGAGCTCCTGGACTCCATAGGCTGAGGCTCTGGCGATCAGTTGGTCAGGTGTCAGTGGTTGCTCTTCCCAGACGCCATTGTCCATGATGACGTAGTGGCCAGTATCGCTACCCATGCGCCGATAGTATTGCAGGTAGTTGATGTTCTGCGGCGATGGCAGCATCATCTGGTACCTGAACGACTCGGCATAGTGCATGAGCGACGAGGGCGGTATGAGTGCGATCTCCATTAGCAGTCCTTGTACTCTTGTAGATACATCGCATAGGCGAGGACGGCGAACACTGCCTTGTCGAGGTATGAGTCCATGACTGGCTCGTTGGTTGGCTCCATTCCCGGCTGGTTCAATTCTCGCAGACGGGCTAGCTTTTGCAGTTCGTTGAAATCTGCAGACTGATAGATCCTGAGGCCGAAGTAGCTAGCCGTGAACTCGAAGTTGCTGAACGGTGCCGCCTTGCTCGCATAGTCCGCTCGCTTGCGCTCAGCCGTCTTGATGATCTGGAAGATGGCGTTGTCGAACGGGTCTTTCAGATGTAGCGTAATGGTCTCGCTGCCGTTTGTAGCCTCAGGCATTCGGTGCCTCCCAACTGTCTCGTTCGCGTCGTCTGCGCTGCTGCAGGTAAAGCTCGCGATCCATCTCGCCTGGATCGTAAAGTACTTGTCGGGTCCCCCCGCCGGGAGTGGCAATGGTCTTGACGATATAGCCGTCCTCGTTGCGAGCCTGCTCGGGAAGTCGTTGACGGCGAGCGCGGCGTTCTGCTCTTGCCTGCTCCCATGCAGGGGATCGGTGCTTACGTCGTTTACTCATCCAATGCCTCTCAGTAGCTGGAAGAACTCCGACTTGGCGCCTCGTGAGTCCTCAAGGTAGACGCCTCGCATCGCGGACGTTGTTGTCTCAGTTCCGTGAGCTAGCGCTCCGCGATTCGTCATGCACGAGTGAGTTGCTTCCATAACGATCGCGACGCCAATTGGGTTCAGGATGTCCATGAGCTGATCGGCTAGCGTAGTCGTCAGCTCTTCTTGGTTCGTTAGTGTATGCGCTGCTGCCTGCACGTAGCGCGCGAACTTTGAGAGACCGGCGACCTGGCCGTCAGGGATGTACCCGATATGACAGACACCGGTGAAGGGCGCTACGTGGTGCGCGCAGAGGGATACGAACTTGATGTTCTTATTGATGACCATCTCGCGGGAGTGAGACTTGAAGGTCGTGAAGCGCCAGGTGCTCTCGTCCCCGTTAGTGAGGTCCCGGACCATCTGAGTGAACCGCCGAGGCGTTTCAGCAAAGTGCTCGCTAGTGGGATCGTAGATATCCGGGCAGACCTTTGTAAGGAACGCCGAGAACAGTTGCTCGGGCTCGTACATGCTTAGGATTGCGGGCTCTTCGACCATCAATGCCTCCTCAGTGCTGTTCTGAAGTCCGTTCGTATCGGTTCGGGTAGTGCGTTGAGCGCATGCTCAATGTGCTCCAGAGTGAGCGTACCAGGTTCGTATACCGCCCAGGTCTTTGGTGTCTCGCTGACGCCTATCGAGACAACCTCGGGATACAGCGTTGCCGCGAAGTCATAGAGATGCTTGGCCATGTTCTCGGCGGTCGGGTTGAAGTCAAAGGCTGGTTTGGTGCGCAGCTTGAGAAGGCCTTCCCCAGGCTCTCCTATGACGCGAGCTAGGTTACCGTAGCCTAGCCAGCGGTGGTCTAGGGTATCGTCCAGCCATTGTTTGAAGGTACCTAGCTCGCCATAGTCTATGACGAAGCCTTTGTGGTCCACTTGGTAAGACCCGAGAGTGATCCTGATCACGTAGTTGTGGCCGTGAAAACGCGAGCACTGATGGTCATCAGGCAAGTCAATCAAAGCGTGAGCGGCACTGAAGCTGAAGTCCTTGCTTATAGTGTACACATTCCTCCTTTATTGATCCCACCCTCCGGGCTCTCGTGCATCCCGGCTACCCATAGCCCACGTAGTTAGGTCCTCCTAATGAACAGGGCCCCTGACCGCACCGCCGGCCAGAGGCCCTGTCCGTTAAAGACTGGCTCGAGACGGGGCGACCTTACCTCTGGCGGTACCTTCCCAGTACTCCACGTAAGTCATCCTCACGCTTCATCGCGCCGGACCAAAAGCTCTCGAGCCAGCCCGCTAGTTACGGCAGCAAGGAGTCAGACTGCTGCCTTGGAGCGCCGGTCGACGCCGTCTGCTTGTAGGGCGAGTACCCCTGAGCCTGGATCCAGTAATCCGGGATGTCGGGGAACCGCTCCTTCTGCTTCCGGTTGACTGCCCGCCGGACGTACAGCTCGCGGCTGAGGTAGAACTCCGGCTCGGTCGGGACGTCGAGGTCGCCGTTGCTGTCGAGGCTGTTCTCGTACTCGCCAAGCGCCTTGAGGATGCCGACGATGGTGTACAGAGCGCCCTCCCAGAGGCAGGCGTTGACGAAGTCCTTACGGTTCAGGAAGTCCTTCGACTCGCGGTTGGGAACCTGCGTGTCGGGTGAGTCCTGAACTGTGAACTCGAAGACCAGCATCGGCTTGCCGATGTTCTCTCCATCCGCCGGAGACGACATCGTGACGTCGGTGATGGCCATGTGGTACTTACCAGCCGGCAAAGGCTCCCGGTCGCCTGACCTGGACTCTTGCTCGCTGACGTTCACTTTGATTCCCATGATGAATCTACTCCGTTCTACGGGATCCGTTTCCGTCTTCTGTTTCCGTATCCGTTGACTTGTTGCCCGCCGTGATCATCGGGTACAGGCTTGTCATCTCGGGTGCTTCGATCACCCGAGGTAGCTCTCCCGTCCTGCTCTTTGCGACGTAACCTTCAGTCAGGCCTGTCAGGAGCAGGCGCTTCTCCTCAGTGACTATGCTGGTCCGGCTGCCCTCCTCTCGCTCTGTGAACTGCTTGGTGTAGAGGTAGACGACGTTGGAGAACATGCCGGCAACCTGATTGCCGAGCTTACCGGGTAGGTCAGGCTTGATCCAGTTGACCCCGCGGTTATCCCGAGACTCAGCCTCATGGCAGCACATGATGAAATTGACCGGCAGGTCCCGAAAGCCGCGAACCAGTCGGCGCATCTCTGAGATGCTCTGACCCCATTCACGTTGAGATGGTACATCAGGATTGACCTCTCCGCCACCGGGCCTGCCCTTCACCATCAGGGTGTTCATGATGTCGCGCATGGAGGTCTTCTGCGCCTCCGTGCCCGTATCGATGATCCAGGTCTTGAAGTACGGTCCCGCGGTCGACTTGCACTGAGCCTCTAGGGCATCTCTAACGTCCCAGAACTGATCGAACTTGTCGATCTGCATCCGGACTACATCAGGAGCGACGACTCGCAGTGTCTCTGCCTCCGCTGCGTCGGTTGAGAGATGAATGACTGGACACATTGCAGCTACCTTGCTCGCGCTTGCAGCGAGCGTGGTCTTCCCAGAGCCCGGCTTGCCGTAGATCAGCATCTTGCAGTACGGCTGAAGTTCCCTAACCGGTGCGATGGGGATGCCGGCGAACTCTGTTGGTACGCCTGGCGGGATGACTCGGCCGCTAATTGCTCCTTGCTCGATTGCTGATGCGGCCATCACTTTGCCTCTCCATGTGCCATGAAGTCGGCAATGATGTTCTGAACGTGCTCTCGGAGCATCTCGACCCGCATGGGGAGCAGTTCAGGAGCGGTGAACGCTAGGTCCTTCTCGAACTTAGTGATGGCGGCTTGTAGCTCTTCTTCGAGTGTCATGCGTGGTGGAGATGTCATGCGATACGTTCCTCTCTCAGAATACGTGCCCTAACGAAGTAGGGCTCCAGTTGCTCATAACTGGAGTCTAGGACGTCTTGATAGTGTCCGCCACTTTGGCGTTCAAGACAAGGCTCCTGGAAGGGACAACGTTCGCATTGCATGCGGCCGGAGTTAGGGTAGATCGGAGGGTTGCCAATGTACTGCTCGATAACCTGCGTAGCGAGATCTGCACCTATTGTTGCCAACTGGGCAGTACTCTTGTAGACGGTAAACCACCTGAAGAACTTAGGACCGAATTCAGCTAGCCACTCAAGGTACTCGTCATAAAGTCCAAGTTGGAAAGCAGCCGGGTCCCTCTTGCGTACCACTTGCTTGAAGATGACCGGATCAGTTCGCTGGTTATGAGCGACCGAGAACTTGCGGCCGAAGCGCGGTTGCATTAGCAGTCTAGGCCTCTTGGGGAATCCCTTGTAGACCTGGACGTACTTAAACCCTGCAAAGTTGAGGCCGAGAGCATGAACGAGGGCCCACAGGTAGGTTGCGATCTGACCATCCAGCTCGAGGACGATCTGGTCCTTCAAGAGCATGGCAGTAGTCTTCCAGTCAACAAGCCAGTAGAGGCCATTGTGATCAACTAGCACTGCATCCGGACGAACGCCGTAGTAGAACGGCTTTCCGCAATGAGGGCAGACGAGAGGCGTCCTTGAAAGGGGGTCGAGGATCGGCGCAAAGGCTTCACGCTCAACAGCAATCGGCGTGAAGTTCTTCCGATCCATAGTGCGAGCTACTAGGCGCAGCATACCAGTACCGAGCTCGATGCGCTCCTGATAGTCGACTTCCTCTTCAGGGTCGAGCCGATAGTGCTCCTTGCGATCTAGGTACTCGCGCTGCTGAAGCTCACACGTATCGATGAACGCCTGCTTAGCACGGCGGTACAACTCGAGGAGCGGCCAGTCCCACGTGGCGGGAGAGTACAGAGTCTCCATCCCGACGTGGAAGGCAGTCCCGAACTCAAGAGGAGCGGGACGAATGAGCGGCGAGTAGCCGTCGACATACTGCCACTGATACTGAAGACGACAGCCTCGAAAGGACTTGAGTTGAGATCCGTGCACCTCATGGATCGCACTCAAGTCCATCTATAGGCTCTCTCTCGCTTACGTTATAAGTCTATTATATCGCGAGAGAGTGGGCCTAATCAAGGCCATCACACTTGGTTGACTTTTAGGAATTTGTTGGTGTAACCGGCGGGGAAGTTGTCGGCACAGGCGTTGTTGGCACTGGAGTAGTCGGTACTGGTGTAGTCGGCACCGGTGTGGTCGGAGTCGGAGCAGGCGTCGTAGCCACGCCAGGGATGACCGGCTCTGAGGGACCGACTACTATCGGTGACGGGATGCCTGGAATGACAGGATTCGGATAGTACTGAGGCTGGTAATAGCCACTCTGCCGGACGGGCGTAGGTGAAGGGCTTGGTCCCGGAATGTAAATGTATGGCCCCAGCGGTGGCTGGTGAGGGAACAGCTGCCTGATGACGCTCAGCGTGATAGTGAACGACGCGACCGGCGTTATGATAATGGCAGCAACGGATCCTGTGATCAGAATCCAGGTCGGCGGTTTCTTCCTCTGTTGCCTATGCTTGCTCACGTGGACCGGACGGGATTCGAACCCGCGATACCATGGCGGCTGATCAGTTCCGCTCCTCTTGCTCCGGCCCTCGACCTGGCCCGGCCGCCAGAGGGGGGGAGTCTGGACAGCCGGGCCAGGCGCTAGGTGGTTACTTATGGTGTCAGTACTAGTACTAGAATAGCCAAGACGACTATTACTGCTGTCCAGAATAGTATCCGCCAGATCAAGTGCGCCTCGCGTCGGGTTCCCAGATGAACTTGTGTAGCTGTACGTTGAGGTTCCAGGCGAGGTGATGCTCGAGTATGAACTTGACGATCTGTCTCGGCGGCAGTTGAGCGTCCCAGACTGGGCCGACGTAGACTTGGCCTGGGAAGTCCTTCATGTCATAGAACTCATACAGATGAAGCGCGTGTTCTAGATCGGCCCGGTTGACACAGGTAAACTTAATGGTGTGCCCGCCTGCCTCCCTCATCGCGTGGTAGTTCGCGATTCGAGTCGGATCGGTGGCGTCTTCGCCTGAGCCCGGTAGCTTCCAGTCCATGACGACCTGACAGAGCTCTATGATAGCGTCCGGGTATGGTAGCGTTCCGTTGCTGAACATCTCGACCGGCGTGTGATAGAACGTAAGGGTCTCGATCAGCTCAGTGATATCGTCGGCACGTTGGATCATCGGTTCGCCGCCTGTAAGACAAACGTTTTCAGCTCCAGTCTCACCTGACATCTTTGCGATGTCGGCATAGAGGCTAGCCACGCTCACGAACTTCTGTTCCTTGCGGTACAGCTTCGGCTGGATCGCGAACTGCGTGTCGCAGGGCCACTCGGCACAACGGAGGTTGCATCCAGCAAACCTCACGAACTGAGTAGGGACGCCGGTGCGCGGACCCTCACCTTGTATGCTCGGATAATGTTCGAGGAGCCTTAGGGGCACTCCATACCTCCGGTAGTTTGAATCGTTGATCGTCGACGGTTATGTCTACCTCGCCCGGTTGCCCATCAAGGAGCTGCCGCACAATGCCTGTCACCATGACTAGCACTGCCGGCCCGTAGGACACGTCGAGAGCGACATGCTCAGCCAAGACCTCGAACTCCCGCAGGTCAGGACCGCGGTACTTAATGCTGATGAGCACGGAAGTACTCGCTCCTCTCCAGCTCGCCTTGCCATAGTTCGGCAGTCACGACGAGGTACATAAGCGTGCAGTTGTCCTGACACTCTGCGTCCTTCGCGTGATCATGCAGGACAACAATCTCGCCAGCCCGAGCACGTTCGCGAGCGTGAGCAATTATCCTAGCCACATCGACGCCGTCGGGCATATACAGTTCTCGGTTTACCTGAACCACAGGAGGTACCACCTACGCTTCCGTGCGTGTCGTGCTGGCTGCTGGTATGGGTCTGGTGGCAGGTCTGGAAGAGGCGTGACTGCCGTGTTCCACCTTGTGTCCTCGCGCTGAGCAGCCTCAGCGTCGAGCCGCTCAGGAGCTAGTGACGTCATTGGAACGGGCCGCGGTCGCGGCTCGGGCGGTGGTGGCAGTTCTGCTAGCGGCGGCTCGTGAGGCGCTTCACGGTATCGGAACATTGTCTCCGCCGCGAAGGCGGCCCGCCACTTTGCTAGCTCGGGGTCTGTCTCTGCTAGAGTGCTCTTCAGTATCAGTGGCAGACCTCCGTCATCCGCGAAGGGTGGTGCTGGTACTGCAGGGTTGAGCGCATCGGGTGTTGTGCGAATGCGCGTTGGGAGTACTTCTACAGTACCGTACGATTGCTCGGACATGACCCTCCTTAGGTAGACTTTTTGTTCAATTCTATTATATCACATCCCTTGCTGGAAAAACTAGCCGACCCAGTAGTGACTTTTTAGCCGGCTGTTGCAGTTTCATCTTTAGGCACTACTGTTGTTGGCGCGGTTACTGGCTCAGGTGCCGGCGAGGCGTGACGGCCTGCAGGGCTGACGGGTATGAGGTCTGGTCGTGATGTGTGCGGAGCATAGTACGAGGCGATGGCTGTTATAACTGTAGCGAGGAAGATCGGTAGGTTCTGAACCTGATCCGGCGTCAGGTTGTCCTTTAGCCAGGGGATGATCTCGATGAGCAGAGTCGCCAGATACCCGGCCGCGAACGTCGCTACAGTTCCTGTGTAAGCCTTGGCCTCGATCGGTGCGTTAGCCATTGCTGTTTGGCCCTCCCATGACTTGTCGCGCTTGAGCCACCTTGGCCTCGCGCAGCTTCGCCGTGCTAATGTGAACCGCTTCCTGCGCTGTCTTCGCGTCCGGTACCGCAGGCGCCAGGATGTGAGCGTTCGTGATGTGGTACTGCGTACCGATCAGGGCGCCCTTGACCGTCAGGAGGAATGCGTAGCCGGTCATAATAGCTCCGTTGACCATGAAGGTGCTGTAGTGCACGTCCATGCCGACGACCTCGAGCCCGACTGGGCGCTTAGGAACGTGTGGCGCGATTGCTGCCAGCATGCGCCTGCTTAGCGGCTCGGGATCGGCTAGGTCGACCTCGGGGGTGATGTTGATCGCGCCAGTCATATCAGGCATTAGGCATCTCCAAATGGGGGCTCATCTGTCGCCGAACATCGCTTTCAGGTTGCTCCACTTCCGAATGTTTGTAGCGCGGACACGAAGATCGACCGTATCGCGGGCCATGAAGTCGACGACGTGTACTGCGTTCTTCTGGCCCATGCGATGGAGCCGGTCTTCAGCTTGGGTGTTCTTGCTCGGGTTCCAGGCTCGGTCCGAGAAGGTTACTGTGCTTGCCCTGAACAGGTCGATGCTCTCCCCGCCTGTCTTGATCGTCCCAGCCCATATGTCGTACTGGCCGTTCTGAAAGTCGCGTTGGAGCTCGTCGCGCTTCCAGTCAGGAGTCGCACCCGTCATCTCGGCGACGCGTAGGCCCTCAGCTGTAAGCCGCCTAGTAACTAGCTGTGTATACGAGACGCTGTTACTGAACTGCACGATCGGGTTGATAGCTCCGTTGCGTCCGCGTTGACAGAGGCCTTCGTCCTTGATGAAGTGGAACAGCTCGTCGAGCTTCGATGACGGCTCCGTGATACGGATCTTCTCAACTCCCGGTCGCGGCTCGTACCACTCCAGATGGCCGAGTGAGCACTGCTGCAGCCTTACTAGCTGGGCAATGACTACTGGGACCGAGAGGGGCTCGTCTTCATGCTCACCGATCCATGCCAGCATGTCGCGTACTAGTTGGTCATAGACCTTCTGCTGTGTAGGCGACAGGTCAACGTACATCTGGCTGTAGTACTTCTCGGGCAGGTCGTCGAGAACGTCCTCCTTGAGTCGTCGCATATAGAACGGCTCGATCATTGCATGAAAACGCTTAAGCGCGACCGGATCGAGTTCCTCTGTCGGCTCGCCTCGCCGATCGAGGACCTTTTTCATCCCGTCGACCTTCTTGAACGTCTTCTGGCTCTGACCGATCGTTTCGGTCGTGACTTGACAGACGGCGTTTACGAACGGCCAGTACCCTCGGAACGTTCCCGGGTACAGGAAGTTCAGAGTTGACCATACATCTTCGGGCTTGTCATCAGCAGGCGTCCCAGACATAGACGTCTTGTATGTGGTCTTCAGTTGCTTGACCGCTCTCGTCTGTTGCGTCTTCCGGTTCTTGATGCGATGCGTCTCGTCCAAGAGGATGTGAAAGAAGCGGACCTTCTTGAGCTCTGGCATGAGGCGCATGGCCTCGTAGTGACAGATGAGATGTGAGTGTGTACCGCTTACGGCAGCCCGAACGAACGGATGACGATCCTTCCGGTTGATGATCATGATCTTGGCGTGCGGCATGAACTCCAAGAGGACGTCGCGCCACTTCTCGAACACACTACGTGGGCAGACGATCAGGGTCACCCGGAACCGACCGTTTGTATGTAGGGTATCCGTTCCGGCTCGGAGCGCCTTGTCGATTGCTGAGCCTTCATAGGTCTTACCCAAGCCGCAGTCATCGCCTATAAGGCGTGCGGTAATCTTGGGCGTGCCAAGTTTGTCAACGAGTTGTCTCTGGAACGATCGGAGCTCCACAGTCACGTCATGCGCTCCATCTCTGCAGCTGCGGCCGCCTTGAGGGCGTCTTGAAGCTGCTCTTGTGATGTCGCGTTAGTCATAACTCGTGTCTGACCGTCATTGGTAATGGCGAGCACGATCCAGCCGATCAAGTCCGTCGAATCGATCTCATGGATCTGAGCAACTAGCTCGCCGCAGTCTCGGTTTGTGAGAGACGCCATGCCTCTAGTTCCTCCACCCGAGCCTCGAGCTCTGTTATACGGCTACGCCGACGACGACTAGTCGCCTGCGCGTATAGTTCTTCGGTAGGGCGCATAATGAGCTCCCATTGCGACATGCTGCCACGCCCGCCAGCGGCGATTTGCCGCACGCAGCCCATCGCTACAAGCCGCCGCATTACGGGAGTGTATCTACTCACGCCCAGCCCGAGTTCCTCGAACAGATACGTCAAGTACCCTTTGTATACAGGACCAAGAACACTTGAGGTCATCTGGTCGTAAACTCGTACGCACTGCTTGTAGAGCTCAGTCATTGTTGTTCACCTCCTCCCACGGGAGGGTGGGTGGACGAGCGGCGCGCGAAGTACCAGATCGGAACCGCTCGCCCACGCCTCAGGCCTAACCCCTACCTGCTCGCATGCCCCGTATGCTTTCCGGGAACGTCGGTTGTGCTGGAGACCCGCTCCCGTACTTGCAGCAGTAACCATTGCATGCTTCCCTGTCGGTTATTCGGCTTCCTGCAGCTCCTCGTCGCCGCCGAGTTCCTCCGCTTCGGCCTCCTCGACAGACTCATCGACGATGTCCTGAGCCTGAGCCTCCGGAGTAGCTGGCTTCTGCTGCCCTGGCTGCCGCTTGGGCCGGTTGACCCACCAGTCCTTGAATGAGCCGATGCCGTCCTCGCCCTCGATGCCATCCCAGTGAAGGGCTGGGCGAGTGGTTGCCTGCCCCGTAACCGGATCGACCTGACGCTCTTCGTACCGCTTGCCTTCGCGGTCGAAGTGAGCCACCGGCATGCCGTTCGATGTGGCGTTCCGGCTGAGGATATACAGCTGGGCACTGTTCAGGGTCGACTTGGCAAGCCCCCCGTCGACCAGCATGTGGGTTGCCTCTACTGGAGTGATCCAGCCCTGAGGTACCTTGTGCTTCCGTTGTGGCTTGGGAGCCTCTTGCTCCTGAGTCTGAGTCTGTGTCTCTTCCGTCATGGGTCCGCCCTTTCCGTCGGATCTCGGTTGTCATCTATTTCATTATATAACAGAACCTAGATGAGAAGGTAGGGCATACCCGTTGGAAGGTTATTGGAATTAACCGGGCGGACCAACCGAGAAGTTGCGAGCACAGACCGTACATGTCAGGTATGCCTCGTCCTCGGAGATGAGGAGCTCTTCCATGCCTTCGCAGCGGCAGGTCTTCTGCCATAGCATGGCCGCTACGTCCTGAGCGATCAGGCGCCAGCCAGGAGGCTGGGTGACCTGGTTACCGTTGATAAGAAACGTACCAGGCTCCATTGCCTCATAGATTTTTTGGTCCAACTTGGCCTGTCGGTCGAGGTCTCTGAAGACCCGGTTGTTGAAGATAATGCTGTGCTCGTTGTACAGGTCATACTGCTCGGCGTCCTCGATAAAGAATTCACAGTCGACGGAGCGAGCTGTAGCGAGCTCTTCGGCGGCGTTGATGTACTTCTCGGAGGTGTCAAAACCGGTAGACTCCACCCAGAGGAACTCCTGAGCGAAGACGCACTTGGTACCTGGACCGCAGCCGACCTCGAGGAACGAGGCCATAATGGTATGGTACTCCTCCCATAGCCTTCTGGCCATAGTGAGGAGCTGTCCGAACTTGCCGAGCGGGTATGGCCGGTAGCGCCAGACGTCGCCTTCTGGCTCTTGATCGGTCCAGGTGGCCTCCATGGCTATGAGCTCTTGCATAGCAACGCTGGCCCTGTTAAACTTGGCTTGGTTCTGGTCACATGCGTTCCAGAGCCACTCCATTGACTGGCCTGAAATATCGGCAGGGAAGGGCTTTGGGTCAGAGGGCATTGTTACTCCGGAGAGGTAAGGTAAGGGTCGGTTTCTTCAGGCATGGGAGGGAGCTGAACGTCTTCGTAAGCGGGATTGTTGTCTGCAGAGAACTTGGAGACCATCGTGCCTATGCCGATGACCTCATGCGTCGGGTGACGCTCTATATGTCTGATCGCTGTTGTGTTGGTATCGATATGGTACATACTGTAGTCTGCACAGGTAAGGCAGTACCAATAGTATGACCTCCTGAGTCGCTCCTCATTGATGCTAGGTTTGACCACGCATTACCTCCTGAACCCTGCTGGGACCTTGTCGTCAAGCATGTGGGAATTCTTTCTCGTGTGGGAATTCTTTCTCGTGTTCTGGTCTCTCTGCTACCTCATCTGCATAGGCCAGTATGAATGCGTCCTCTTCTGCAGTGACATCGTCGTACCATCGCTTGCCAAGCATATGCAATGCGTCTCCGACGGCCTCATACCAGTCGTTGTCCATCAGTGTTTTCCTATGATCCGAGCCGCTCGCTCACGACGGCTGCGTTTGGACATCTTGCCCCAGTTGGCGATCAGGCCGGTCATGTTCACGCGGTCGAAGTGATACTTCATGCGTCTGCCTATAGCCCTTCGGGCGTTCACGAGTATCCAGGTCGCCCCAATGGCGATGCCTAGCACTTTAATTGCGTGATGATGAGTATACAAGGCGTATGCGCTCGCGACGACGACGGTCCCTGATACGACTGACATACCAGTCAGGAAGTTGTACGTCGCGAGGGTCCTCCTTGCGGCTTCTCGGTGACCCATATCGCCTCCTTATGTCAGTAATGATTAACGCCGCTCCCGCTCTGGTCCTGACTCTGATCTGTGAGCTGTCAAAGCAGCCCATGACCTTCGGTCCGAGTTCGATGAGCATTGTCTCATACACATGATTATCATCGGCATCGTCGGACATGCTAGAACCTCCATGGTTCTATATCTATTATATCATAGGCACAGGTAGGTTTTCTAGTTGACCCCCTTGGAGAGTTTTTGATGGCCTGTTCCAGGCCAGCACCAGTGGCAGAGGATTGCACCATCAGGCGGTGGGTCTACTGTCTTATGCCAGCGTTCGTGAATGGGTATATTGCATACCGTCCATTCAGGATTCTGGATCTTGTGCCAGCGGTGATTCCGATTCGGTGCACTCGCGGCGGGGATGCGCTCTACGTACTGTGGTTGTCGTCTCCTCCAGATGGGCACGGAGGCTCCTTCCTTTCCTCTGCTGGCGGCGAGATTTCATGTGTCAGGCGTAGGCTTGCATCCTCCGTTCACATCCCCTGCAGATGCGTCTGCCTCGTTGGTCGTTAGTCATGATGTACTTGCTGCTGTAGGACCATCCGAATGGATAGCCGCACCAGAGCTGAATGTCATAGCCGAACTGGCTCTGATGCGGGTACCAGCGTATGTGTGATAGCTCAGGCCTCAGCACGTGATATACCTGCGCGGTTGGCCAAGTTGACAACACATACATGACGTGCCACTTGCTTGGCAGATCTATGTGCGCTGGCCTTCTCTTGTGCCCGTTGGCTGCTTGCCGCCGGTGATAGAAGTCGTCGCCTGAACCAGAGTGCGGTACGTCGTCAAGGTACCTTCCTGTAGGCGTCTGCGGAAGCAACATCGCGGCCATGGGGTCTGAACGCATACAGTTCAGGACCCCACGGGCTGTTGCGATGGGCAGTGCACCAGTATCGTCGAGATGGTTTCTGGCCCTGACAAGGAACTCGAAGTCGCCTCGGTATGCCTTCAGGAACCTTACGGCTAGTAGATAGAGATTCTCGGACTCGCGGACGTCGCGATCCGTGTACCTCGCATCAAGCAGCATCGAACTGGAAGGTCACGAAGTCGCCAGTCACGCTGACTGAGACGTCGAGGCCATGGTTCTTAGCGTGCTTCCGTAGCAGGACTGCCATGGAGTCAGGCATAGATCCGAAGTCGATGCCGTACTCGATCGTGTGCTCTTGGCCATCCGTCCAGGTACTCCAGGGGTACTTGGGCGGACGGCCTAGAGGAGCCTGTCGGCTCAGTGTATGTTCGGTCATGGTAATTCCTTTCGGTTATGGGTCGCTCACTTCTTGTTGCTACCCGGACGGTGCATGTCGTGCCCTCGGCCCCTGTCGTTCGACGGGTTGTTCGGCGCTTGAGGGTTCTTGCCATGCTCGTCGTATGCATCCTGGCGACGTTCGAGCCGCTTCAGCTGCTTCCGACGTTTGATACCGCCTATGGGTTCTCACCTCCCTTCAGTTGCCTCCTCTCTGGCTATCTTGTCCATTGCCCAGCAGGTCTTGCCGAACATGAAGGCCTCACAGTCGCAAGAGTACCTACCCCTGACCCGAGTCACGGTATGCACGTGTCCTTTGCGAGTCCTCGACGGTACCTTCCAGACCTTCTCTGCCCAGTGAACGACGACTCGCTCCGGTATCTTAGCCAGGACAGGATGAGCCTCGGGATGGTTCTCTAGCCACTTCCTGAAGAGGTCGGGCCATTCCCTTTGCAGGAAACCGATAAGCTGCCAGATCTCTTCCTGACCGTGAGCTATGTTGACGATCTGTGGTGGGTTTCCTAGCCCTGTCTCTAGACCGGTCGGTCCCTTACGCCAGGCTCGCCCGTACTGGATATTCATGTCTCGAACTCGGTCATGTCCTGCTGTTACCCCTTTCTGCCATGCCCGTTAGGATTCGCGCCGCGGCATCGCCTCCGACTTCCCCCTTGAGGGCGCCTACGACGTCCTGGTCCTGTCGGATTGCGGTCTCCCAGCACTCGCCGCACGCGCCTGCGTATTGATGCTTCTTGCCAAGGCGCCGCCTGCGAGTGTGCTGACGAGCGTCGCATATCGTTGCCGCCTTGCGCGCCAGCGGGTGGGATGCGGTGAACCAGTCTGCCTCCCAGAAGACGGTTGCCGGCTTCTTGCCTTCCTTCTTGCGCCGCTGCTGACGGTGCGCTCGGACCGCCTTAACGGCATCATTGACAGTGACCGATCCTCGTATGACCCGCTCCTGAGACTTGAAGTCCAGCTCGAGAAGCGCCATATAGTGGTTGACGGTCGCATCCGTGATGCCTTGAGCCTGGGCGATCTGTTGCTGTGTCATGCCGTACTCGTCACGCAACTTGCCGTACCCTATGGCTCGCTCGATCGGGTTGAGGTCCTGCCGGTGTGTGTTCTCGACTAGGCCTACCAGCAGTGAATGCTGCCCTGGCTGCATGCCTTCGGGCGTTTCGAGAACCCTGCAAGGTGCCTCGGTCATGTTAGTCCCGAGCCGCATTGCGGTCCATCGACGCTCGCCGGCTTCCAGCATGTACTTCCCGCTAGCGATCGGCCTTACAAGCAGGGACTGAAGTAGCCCCAGCTCCTGGATCGACTTGGCTAGCTCCGTAACATCGCCCACTTCCCTGCGAGGGTTGTGCGGATTCCTGACGATCCGATCCAGGTGGATCATCGTCTCGTGTACTTCTGTCATTGCGCTCCTTACGTGTAGTTATGTCCCGACCTGATGTCGGAGACACGTCTAGGCGTGTTGTGCCGTGCGGGCTTTATCCGCTCCGGCTTCGGCGTCGACCTTTTGTCACTGACGAGGCCGCCCAGTATGCCATCGTCCGCCGAGGTTCTGTCGTGCTCCTTTTTACGGACCTCATCCAGGATGTCAGACGGAACATTCCTGTAGGGGTCGTCTTCGCGTCTCATTGAGCACCTCCATAGCTAACTGTTGCGCTGCCATCGCTGATCGTGATGTCAATCGGCAGCACCGGACCGGTACCTTTCCATAGGTCACGTCGAGCCATACCTCCGGTCTCCAAACCGCAGATGCGCAGGGCTGTAATGCCCTTCGCCGCGTCGTGAACGTAAAGCACTCCACGCTCTCTATCGACCTCAAGTACGGCCATGATATTACCGTTCGCCTTCGCGTCAGCAGCGACAATGTTGTAGTCAATCTGCTTTGTTGCCATTCGTCACCTCCTCGATCTCGTCATCACGCTCTGTTATCCACGCCTTGTGGTACTCAATGAGCTCGTCCCAGATCATGTCGTCGTCGCCTGCCGCGACGGCCTTCCTGAGCAAGTCTGCAGCGCCAATGCCGGTACCGTCGTAGTAGCACGGCAGGCCGTCCAGGAAGACACACGGACCGTGCGGGCCATACTCTCTGTCATAGTCCGCTAGCGGCTGCGGCGTATGCCTTCCGATGTCGATACCGAAGTAGATCTCGTCGCCGATGCGACTGTAGAGGTCCAGGTAGACTCCCTGCCTGAATATGTCTATATCCGGCATCAGCATGATCACTAGCGAGATCGCGCCGTGATGGTCTCCCACAACCCAGATAACCTGATGGACTTTGTCTCCGCCTGAGCCTTTGAAGTCGGTGTGCATGCGGTTGCAGCGAAGGCCTCTCCGCGTGAACGTCGACTTCAAAGGCGTCAGGTCGATCTGTGCCCCGGTGGGCAATTGCTACTCCTCCTCGATCAGCGTGGTCCGCTCGCCGCTGGCGATCTGCGCGGCGAGCAGCTTGCCGTAGGCATAGCCCCGGTCGGTGCGCTCGGTGACGAGGAAGGACGTGGCGCCGCAGGGGCTGGCATCCAGGTGGCGCAGCGGCAGCGCGGCGGAGCCTTCGTCTAGCATGACCCGCTTGCCGTGGGCACAGGTGATCTTCTCCAGCCTCACTGCTACTACTCCTCCTTCATCTGCCGGATGAATGCTTGCCAGGCCTCCTTGCTGAATTCCAGCTCGGGCCCGTGGGGGTCCTTCTCGTCGCGGACGCCCATTGAGCTAGGCCGCCTCTGTGCCCCTACACAGTTGCCCGACGGGTTGGAATAACTTGACTTGTACCAGTCCATCTGGTTACCTCCTTTCAGAACCAGGCTCAGGTCTCCGCAAGAAGGGTGATCAATGGCTGAACCCCAGGCTGCCTCTCGGTCAGCCTTAGCGGACTCCTGAGCCTGGCGCTCACTGGAGGTGTCTCCATTCCTCGGCTATGACGTCCCAGATGTACTCGTTGCCGTGCGGGTCCTCGATGTAGGTGTCCTCACGCCCGACGTACTCCGCGGCGTACTCGTCCTTGACTTCCTCCTCAGTGCCTTCGAACAGTGAGTCAGGTTTGTCGCCCCAGATCTTCCATGCAGGCGGTCCTGGTGCCACACGCACTCCTTCCAGCTCGCCTTCGAGCATCTCGTTCGGGAGCCATGCCTCGCGGTGCGGCTCTTGTGTCACTTCAGATCCACCTCCACGGGCTGGTTAACCGTCTCGTAGACGATGCGGTGTAGGCGGCTGACCTTGTCGCTCATGAGTGCGTTGTACCTGCGTGTCGCGCGCTCGGTATCCGACATCAGCTCAGGGATGTCGATTCCCTTCGGCTTCTCGATGAAGCTGTGCCCATAGTGCGACAACGCCTGCTCGATGACCTCGAGATCGTCGTCCTCGAATATGAGCCGCATGTCAGCCCATCCCCGCCGGAGTGAACCAGCCTCTAAAGTCAAGGGTGAACTGCCCTTTGTCGGTGAGGGAGAACATCATGCGGAACTCCTCACCGCTGCCAGTCTTGATCACGAGGTACTTGTTGTCCGCCTCGTAGTGCATGGTGCCCCGGTCGTACTTCGTGTGACTCACATCATCGAGCTCGAGCTCCGCCATGAACTCCTCAGGTGTCTCAGCGGCGTCGTACAGCGTCGCAGCCTCACTGAGTGCCTCTGCGAGCTTATGCAGGACTCCCCCAGTGACGGGAAGGCGGGTTCCCTTACCAGCCCTGAGTGCGCTGCGCTCTTCATCTTTCATTGTTAACTTCCTTCTTTCTGTACCCGCGTGCTCTACACACGCGTGCCGGTGTAATGCCGTCCGTCACGAAGCTCCTGCTTGCGGACTCGGAATCGAGCTCCACGGTCCAGGTAGTCCGTAACGGTTTTGTGATCTGGGATGACCTCGACCAACAGGTCTCGTGCTCCGTTGAGCATGTTCGAGATCCAGTGATCGACGATGTACTGCGTGGGTTTCTTGCATGCGACGTGAACCAGCCACTTGAAGCGCTCGGTCTGAGCGTACCCTACGGTACGGCGTCCAGCGCCTTTGCTGACTGGACACTTGCATGCAACCGTTGGTCTAGCGACCATTGCGTCGAGATGTGCCCGTTCGACAAACTCGAGCATGAGTTCATCGTCCGTGAGATACGGCTCGGCGTCATCGCCTAGGAGGTTCTGTCGCTCTGCGAGCTCGCGAACGATTCTGTCTGCCCAGTCGTTGTCCCTGATCGATATCAGTATTGTCCTCACTTGTCACCTCCTCCCTTGCGAAGACGTGCTGTCGCTCTAGCATGTCGTAGGCATCTTGCTCTGTCCAGCCATGAGCGACAAGGATCCTGGCCTGCTCTGTGCGAGTGAGCCCTCCGAGCTCATCGTGCAGTATCTCTTTCCAGGCCGACATGTTACCTCCTTTCAAGGTCCGGCTCGAACCTACCATCATGTCGCCCTGACCTGTAGGGCAAAGGTTCGAGCCGGACGTTCAACGGAGGTTACCCGTACGTCTGTACGTTGGTAATAACGCCTGACGAGTCCGAGTAGCCGTAGCCGCCGAGCACGTTCTTACGCGCGCCCGATTCCTGCACAACGGGGTTGCCTGACTTGACGCCCCTCACACTGTCGCGGTCGGGATTGCCGTCCTGGTCGATGAACGATCCCCATGGCCAGATCCACCACTTGCTGCAGGGATTGGAATTGATGTGAGCGGTCGTGGATGTCTGGTTATGCGATACAGTGACGCCCGGCTTGCCGCAGGTACGTGCTGCTACGCCTGATGGCGTCGCGAGCGGTATCCCTGCAGCAGCGAGCGCTATCGCTCCGCTTACGGCTGCTGTACGCAGCTTCATGTAGTTACCTCCTGGCTCGTAGATGTTGTCCCGTACGGTTGAACCAGGTCGCTGCTTGCGCGCGAGCCCGTTCGGGATCGGGTGCGTTGCCTTTCTTGAGAAGCTGCGTGTCGTCGTCAGGATCGTCTCCGATCCCTTGCGAGATCCACCAAACGTACTTGGGTGCCCTCGAATGTGGATCCGGCATGACGCCGCAGTAGAACGGCCCGTACTTGATAAACCAGAACGTAATGTCTGGCATGTGCGGGTCGTCCGTTACCTCAGTCCAGCCAGGCAACGCGATTGCGGACTTCACTATGCCTCCTGTTCTTGTATCGGTCGGATGCAGCCCATCGCCTGTCCTGGGAACCAGTCGAGCGACTCGTCGCCGAGCTCTTGATCGTCCCAACGGATGAGCGGCCCTTCACTGTCGCAGAGTGCGTCGCAGTCGTTCCCGTACGGGCATGTAACCGACTCGCCGGGTGGCGGTTCGTGCATGCCAGCCCAGTGCGCGTTGGCGTCCCTGCCTCGGGCCCATGCAACAATCTTGCCGCGTGTACCGTCGGCTCGCAACTGACTGTGTTGCGACTCGACTACGGCTCCGATCGTGTATGGACCGACGACGTCCTCCATGGTTTCGTGCTCACCGATAGGCTTCGGCTGGATAACTACCCAATCGTCCATTGTGTCACCTCCTTTCAGTACCGGGCTCGGACGGCGCGTTTGTCGGACGTTGACATCCGAGCCCGGGGCTCAAGGTCAGGTGACGGGCTCGACAAGCAGCATCTTCTCGAGCAACTCGTTGGAGTCAGCTCGGATCTGCGGGTCGCTGTTGTTCAGTGCCTGATCGGCAAGCGCCAACCGCAGCACTTCCCTCCCCCGCTCGGTCACTGCAACGTGGTCAAAGCAGTGGTCGCCGACCTCGATGTCGTCAAGCGGCTTGGTTACTGCCATGTACGTTCACTCCCCTTCGGGTCAGTATTGGTTCTTAATTATATTATATAACAGGTCCTAGTTGTAAATCTAGGCCACACCCCCAAGATCTTTTTTTATTTTTGTCCGGCCTAACTCCGTTCAGCAATCCATGCTTGGCTAACTGCGCGCATCGATCCATGCTTGGAGGTCGTCCACTGTTGTGACCGCAACGTCTGGATTGGTGACTTTGACTCTCGTTGTCCGTCGCCGTTGCTTCTTCTTCGCGGGATCAGGGCTCCTCGTCTCCGTCGCTTTGCCGGCCCGGTAGTCAGGATCGGCTTCGAGGTTGCGCGTCAACCCCTCCTCATTAGGACGGACTGGCGTCGCGTTCATCGGATGCTCGGAGTTATAGGAGGCCCGTACCGGATCAGCAGTCTGCCTAAGTGCCCGCCGCTGTCGACTTGACTGCATTGGGGTCACCTTAGGCATCCTCCCTTTGAGAGGCCGCGGTGCTTCGCGCTGAAAGCGCTGCTTCGCGATCCACTCTTCCAGGATGTCCGCCTCGAGCTTCTTACGTGGCGGCGGCACTGGTCTCCTTCCATGAGCGCATGGAGCCATGTCCTCGCACTAACGGAGTCTCAGGTAGCGGTTGCCACTTTGGGCGCGCGATGCCGAGTTTGTCCGGATCGATGACCCAGTAACTGTTGCACGTGATGACTACAAAGCCCATGTAGACGACATGCTTGCCGTCCGCTCGCCCGATCAGCTTATCGCACGTCGGACATTTCATCGTCCGTTTGATGTCCTGTCGGACTTCGGATAGCGCCTGTGTTGCCTTCATGATGTAGACCAGCGTGGCAACCTCAGCCTTGGGAGGTGCCCCTTTAGCCCTGTCTGTTGACATTTTGTTCACCTCCTTGAGCCTCATACTCCTGCTCGATGAGGGCGTCTATCAACGCCGTCATGCTTCGGTAGTTCAGATGTTCGACGAGCCATTCGAGCTTGCGCCGTCGGTCCTTCGACATCCGGTACGTGATTGCTGGCGCGAACTCGCTGTTGTCCGAATCGTCTTGCCGTTGAAGCGGCATCAGATGCCGCCCTTGTCCTCCACGGCCTGGACAACAAGTTCGTGTCCGTCTTTCATCCGGCCGATCAGCGCGATCAGGTCGGCGTAGTGGATGTAGTTGTGCGGTTCCTCTTCGCCGCCGGCCTCAGGATCGATGTACTGAACGTTGTAGCGCAGGTTCATTTCAGAATCCGTTCTCGGATAGGTACTTCTCGACCGCTACGCGGACGATCTCGGAGTTGTAGGTCTCCTTCTCCTGAGCGGCTTTCGAGATCCGCTCGTGAAGCGCAGGGCTTACGGTTACCGACTTGACGTACGGCTGCCCAACGTTGCTCTTCTTGCGGAACGTGTTCTCAGTCTTCTCTGCCATTGTTAGTTCACCTCCTCTTAAAAGTCGTGCATGCAGTATGGACAGAACGGGATGTCGTCACCAAGCGTTCGCACATCTGCGACATAGACAGTCCGCGTCACAGGTAGGATTTCATCGAACGGATGCGGCTTCAATGACTCTTCAGCCATCCTTTGCTGTAGACTATTCCAGGCCATGATGAGTGCTGCATGGCTTGTGTACACATGCTTGCACTCGAAGCACTGGAATGAGCCCTCGGGCGCTGCCTCTAGCGTGTCGTGGATGACGCAGTAGACTGTCACTGCTCCTCCTTGTCAATTAGTGCTAGTAGCCGCGCCTCGCTGAGGTCGCTCGGGTAGTTCCAGAGCTTGCGCTCCTCAGTCGACCAGACTCTGGGGTGGCGTTCGCGCGCAGCCTTGATTAGGTGTCGACGTACTTCTCGGCGCCAGCCTACCCAACTGCGGGCGATTGATATTGCTTCCTCCTCAGTCATGCTCACCTCCTTTCAGGGAGGCCCTCAACTCGCCCCGTAGTTGAGGGCCAACCTGACCGGAGCGAACTAGGTTCGCGTCATCGCGGACTCGGTCGGCCCGCTACGGTCATTCGGCCTCCGGCTGCTCGCCTCCTCCAACGGCGGCCAGGCTCTCTTCTAGTGCGGCTGCGAGGTCCTGCTCGGCCGCCTGGTCGGATGCCGCTGCGGACTCCTGCCGCTGCTTGCGGGCCTGCGCGGCGGTGATGCCCTTCTTCTGGTTTGAGACGTACTCCACGGCGAAGGCCTGAAAGGTGCTTAGCGGGAAGATCTCCCACCGCGGCTTGGCCTTCGTCTTGCCGTCCTTGACCCGCTGGATGTCGACGGGCGACCGGCGGATCTTGAACCGACCGTTGCGGGCGTAGATGTACATCTGCGGTCCGTTCACGATCTTCGGACCGCCGTCGTCCGCCGTGACGCCTGCCTTGGCCAGGAGATCGGTCACGAACTTCGCGCCCTGGAACGGCGTGAACACGTAGGGTCGCAGCTCCTTTGCCGGCTTCGGCTGCTCCTTGGCGGCCTCTGCCAGCATGTTCTCGAGCTCCTGCATGTCCACGACGTCCTCGGCCGGCTCGTCCTCTTCGCCTTCCTCGTCCTCGGACTCTTCGTCCTCGGCGGGTGCCTCGGGCTCGGTGCTCTCGACCTCGGCAGGTGCTTCAGTCTCGAGCTCGGTGCCTGGGGCCTCGGTCTCTTCAACCTGCGCCTGCGGCTCCTGCTCGTCGTTGGTACGACGTGCCATTACAATCCCCTCCTCGGGACTGCCCGTAACGTGGGCAACCGAGAGCGGCGACGGTAGCTCATTACCGTCATTTGGACCGCTCTCGGAAACCCGCGTGCCGGGTGTCTCTGTGCTTGTCATTTTGTCTCACCTCCTTCCCGTCCTTGATTCTATTATACAGCATGCCTGGAGTAAAAACCAGGCTACATCGGGATGATCTTTTTGTCTTGGTTCTGGTTCCGTGTCCGTATTTTTTTGGTGTTAATTAATTATATCACGAACCAGTGGGACCAATCAAGAGGCAATTTTGTGAAAAGCGGGGACCCCTGGATGTCATGTCTCCTTAGTGCCATAGGCCTAGCGCGTACGTGATGATCATGCCGACCGTGAACAGTATGACAAAGCCAATTAGGAACAACCGCACTGGGTTGTCTCGCAATGCACTCACCTCACTAGTTTGTGTATTGTAGGCGCCGTGCCCTTCATGCTGTCGGTGCCTAGGTCTGCCGGATCCTTGATGTACCCGCCGATGTGCGTTATCCGCTTGCCGCAATTGAAGCAGATTTCACGATCGTCGGGCCTCGGGAACGCCTTGTGATGGAGTCCATCGTACTTCTCCAGGTGTCTGTAGTGGCCGCCCACCCACCAACTGCACTGCCAGTCAACGTCTCGGTGCTGGACTTCGCCATCGAGCCTACGCCGCCTTAGTGTCACGACGTGAATCTTGCCATGACTGATGTTCCTCAGTGGCTTCGGCACTCGCCGCCGGTCGTAGTGCACTTGACGCGTTGCTGCTAGTTCTGAACCTAGCATCATCCATACGGCCCAGATTAGGTTGCCGAGTTGGCGCATGCCCTTGCCGCCGGTCTTGTAGAACTCACCTTGGTACTGCTCACCGAGCGGAAGCACGTCCGCGAACATGCCCATTTTCGAGAAGGGACCGTATACGATTACGTGCAAGGCTGGGACTATACCGTGATCGACTGACTCAACTGTAGTCAAGACCCAACTGAGTGAGCGTGGCTGAAACGTCCTTGGGAACGCATCGGGCCACAGGGCATCGAAGAACACGTAGCCAGCCCTGCACGGCATCATCTGCTGTTCGAGCAGTGGGAGACCATCTCTCCTCACGGCCGTGATTCCATGAATCTGATGCACCATGCGCTCGTTAATCTCGTAGAGCTCGGAATCTAGCAGGCCGTTATTTGCGGCTGCTAGTAGCTGCTGCGAGTGATCGGCCGAAATGGTAGCCTGCGACGACGTCAAGGCTAGGAGTGGTTCGTTTTCCTCTCTGACCTTGTCGTATCCGCTCTTGACGAGCGCTTGAACGTATCTGAACTCTTCCATGACTTCATTAGGAGTCCATTCCGTCTTCTGCGGACTCGGTACCGGTGATCGGTGCTGCTTCTTGCGCTTCTTGGACATCGGTTTCTTCACCTCCCTTTAGGTCCTCGAGCTGCTGCTCGAGCTGCCTGATATGTTCAGCATTCGCTGATCGTAGGGCAGCGCTATCGCGTAGCTCACCCTTGAGCTGTCGCAGCCGCCGTTTGAGCTTCTTACGTTCTTCGCCTCGTACAGAATACTGCAGTTTTACCTCGCCCACAAGGCGCGGATCTAGCTCCGTAGCGTTAGACGCCATGGATGGTCGGAAGGACAATCGCCTGTCCGGCGCTCGTGCGCAGACGGCAAGTCCGCGATTGAGCATGTCCACTAGTGCCGTATCGACCTTGAAACTGCTCACTTCAGGATGATCGCCCGTCAGAACTGCCAACTTTGCCTCAGCGGTCGTTAGCTGTACGTGATCATCCGGCCATGGGACGTCCGGTGTTAGCTTCGGATCAGCCATTCATCAGGTCGAGCCAGAACCGATTGAAGTCGTCCTCACCAGACCACTCCTGCCACAGTACCTGCTTGCCGTCGCGCAGTACACGTACTGTAGCTTCCGCTCGCGGGTGCGCCTCACCGAAGGTCTGATCCCAGCCTTCGTCATAGGTCACTTCGAGCTCGATTACGTCACCGTCCTGCAACTCGAATTCCGAATCTGCGATCTTGACGGCCTCTCGCTTCATGTCATCCTGCCACATGCCTTTCACCTCCTTTCCGAGACTGTTGTAGCCTCGGAGCCGCCTTCCGTGGAAGGCGACCCCCAAGCTGCAGTGGTCTTACCGAACGTGCGGCGCGTCCGGTTTATCGGAATCGTCGTCCGGGAAGTCGGTTGGCTCGCCGATCATCGCTCGCACTTGTACGGTTGTCCAGAACGTTGCGTACGCTTCAGGCCGCTTGTAACCGCCGTAGACCTTGATGTACGGCCTTAGCGGCTCGCCGATGCCGACTTCGTAGTAGCCGTTGACGTACTCGATCAGCCCGATCGTCTCCTCGGCGAGGTCGAACTCGCATCCGCTCAGGACGTTGATGACCCATTCCGGATGCAGTTCCTTCCAGTTCCCGTCCTCGACCTCATCGCCGTTGATGACGCTGATTTCCAGTTCTCTCATGTGTCTCCTTTCAGGAACTCTTCGACGGATGCGCGAAAATCGGCCATGCTCTGCGCAGTGGCAATGACGATGTCCGCCATTGTCTTGTCACTATCCGGCTCCATCGGTATCTCCGATAGCGCTGCCATTGCCTCATCGGACTCAAGGATGATGCTGAGTCCGCCGAACGCTTGCTGGTATGTATCTCTTGGATCCGGCGGCTCCACTAGTTTGCCTCGATTCGTAGTTGCTGTTCACGCCACTCCATCCACTTCAGTCCTGGGAGATTGAAGTGAATGATCCTGTTATTGTCCATCGGGAGCATGCCAACTGCGATCGCGTCCGCCAATGCTTGCTTAGCAAACGGATTGCCTGCTACATATCCCGATAGGAACTCTTTCAGCACCTCAGGCGCTACCGGCTCGTCGTCGGGATATCTCGGTGGTTCACTCATCTGGGTATCCCCAACCGTTAGCATGTCGAATGTAGCGGGAATCTTTCGTCTCGGCCATTCGTAGTCCGTCCTCAAACACCAGGTCGACAACTGCTGGGCGGTCGGGCGGATACTCGATCGCAACGACTATCCCTATCCGGCGATGTCTCCAAGGCAACGGAATCTCCTGTACCTTGGTCGCGCCCATCTTGTCGGCGCGCTCCCAACGTTCCTGTAGCCTCTCACGCCAGTGCGGATCGACTTCCTCTTTCCAGTCAGTCATGTTTCACCTCCTTACGTGAGTGTTACTTCCATGACCCAGTACGGCCAGTCCTGTTGAAGGAATCGCCCTAGGTCTTCATACGGCTCGACGTTTTTGCCTTCAGTGAGCGCGTCGATTCCGAATTCGGCTTCGGCCGCGGGACAGGTAAAGTACATCTCGCCGATCATGTAGTCCGGCCATATGCGACTTGCCGGGCTCATCGAGCACCTTGTGTGCCCGTAGGTCTCCAGGATATTCACGAGAAGCCGTACCGCATCATCCGGAAGCTCGGGACTGCGGGCGTGGACCTCCGCTACTGTTCTTGCAGGATCCATGAAGCTCTGCGAGTTGGGCACTAGCGGGCACTCATGTTTGGTACAGTAGTACTTCGCGTTGCGGACGTCATTGAGCCTGAGGCGCATCACACACCGCTCCTTCGCTCATAGGTCACCACCTCGCCGTCCTCCATACGGTACTCGCCTCGCACGACAACAGCGTCCACACGGGCAAGATGATCCGTGATCGGGTCTCCTGCCAGGTTGTCAATCGCCTCGGTGATCAGGTCTTCGCGCGACAGATCGATAACCTGCTGGAAATGCCGAACCAGGTCGGGGTCAACTCCACCCTCATCGGTCCACTCGCACTCGACCGTAAAGATCACACGCAGGAACTTTTGCGGGTACGGCGGTCGTTCGTCCATGTCTTTCACCTCCCGGAATGTGTCTCTAGATACCGCAGAGTCTTCCTGACTCGGGTACGTCCCGAGAACTCCCTCAGGGCACTGAGCGCGATCTCTTCCGAGCAGTCCCAAGCGCTCTTGGCAATCGCCAGCCATAGGTCTTGATTCCACGCATCGGTGAGGAAATCACCTGCGTTCAGTAGCGCCGCCGCTGCCTGCTTGCCGGACGCACGCTCTTGCTCGTCCTTGAATATAATCTGCATGTTTCACCTCCTGTCCTAACGTACCTCGCAATGGACAGTGCCCCAGAGCTGTCCATCACGACCTGCGTTAGGATCTATCGTTCATGAACGCTCCTATCACTGCCAGACAGAGGATCACGGCGAGCGTGATCACGACCGGCGTCGAGAAGAACCCGTTCACGTGAGACGGCAACTGTTGAACAGCTCGTCCGCGAACTGCGGCCGCTTGGTCATGATCGCGTGCTTCGCGGCCTCATCGATCTTGATACGGTGTGTTGAACTGAGCTGGTCAGCGACCTGCTGCGCGTAGCGCACGCCGCTCGGCCAGTAGTCGAACGTGTCGTCGTCGGCCCCGTACGGGCCGTTTGATACCTCCTTCATCAGCGACTCGAGCCCCGCCTCGACGGCTTCGCGCGATCCGCTCCACCAGTAGAAGCTCTCGAACATGAGATCGTAGTCGCCGCCGTTGATGGACACGATAGTGCCCTCAACGACTGCGTCCTTCCAGCCGGGAACTTCGCCTTCAAAGTCGCCCGAGATGGCTGCTCGTAGAACCTCGATCGTGTAGTCCTCGACCGTCAGGCCTGGAACCTCTTGCGGACCGTATTCGTCGTGTCCTGCTGATACGACGAAACTCATCTTGTCATCGTTCATCGATTCTCCCACCATGGTGCGCCTAGTTGCGGCCACTCGTCGTCGTATGCGGCTTGACGTTCCGCGGCTTCGGCCTCAGTAAGGACCTTGCGTATCCCGCCGTGCTCATACGAGTACATACACCCGGAGTGCATGATCTCGTCACCGCCGTTGAACTCACGGACGGGTCCTGCTTCGTCATCCTCCCCCTCTCCGCACCATTCGCACAACTCGGCAATGACTGGTGCTTTGTCGTATTCGGTCAGGTCAGGCTCGTCGGTCATTGCTCCTTCAATCTGTACGCGACATAGTCTGGGTCGTCGGCTCCCATCCCGGGCGCGACTTCCCATTCCCCGATCTCGACCATGCGCTCGGCGTGCCACCCGATGTGCGCGGCTGATAGGCCTTCAGGCACGTCGGGCATGTTACACGTTGCATGCGTCATGTTCGAGAATGGACAGATCTTCTGCCACGCGAGATGGTCAGGATTGGGCCTCTCCGGTTCTGCCATCGTCTTCCTCCAGTGCGAACTTCGTCGCTTGTATGTTGAGCTTGTTTCCGGGCCCCATCGCGAACACGACTTCGCCCTTCTCGAGAAGCCCTAGCAGGGCTCCGTCGACCTTGAAGTTCGGGTTGTCTGCATGGCCCGCGAACAGGATTGCGTCTCTTGCCTCCTCCTCGTTGAGCTGCCTGTAGTCATGCGGCCACGGATGTACCGGTGTTGTTTTCGGATCAGGCTCAGTCATTTGACCTCTCCGGTTCCGTTGTATCGAACGCTCCCCAGATCAGAATCTTGATCCGGTCCTTCTTTTCGCCGATGATGAAGTCCGCGCAGTCCCTTGCTGCTTGCTCCGGGCTCTCGCCTTCATCAAGCACATAGTCCTCAATGGCTGCATCGATCTCAGCAGGGCTTGTCATTGCCGCCGCCAGGATCCGCGCTCCTAGCTCGAGGAGGTGCTTGCGGATTCCGCCTGTCCATGCGGCTTCACCGTATTCGGCCTCGCTGAGGTCGATTTCCTTGCGCAGCAGCTCCTCGCCACTGTGCCCTGGTACCGCCTTCACTGGTATCCTGCCTCGCCTAGTAGGCTACGGATGTCGTCGACGACCTCGGGTCGATCACCGTACAACCGCTTGAGTTCGTTGTACACCTCGAGCGGTTCCATTCTTGACGTGATGCGCGCGACGAGGACTGCGTTATCATCGGTTGCGTCCATCTGACAGCTATCGGCGTCTTCAGGATGCCACTCGTAGCCTTGCTCGCCTAGCTGCTCGCTAATCCGCGTTTCGGCTCGATGTGACGCACTAGTGTAGCCTTCGCTACCCTCGAGCGTCCCGAACGCGTGGAACACCTCGTCCCACTCCTCGTCCTTTGCTGTAACCGTGAACATGCGCTCGTTCATGCTTGTTTCACCTCCCTCGCTCGCTGGCTTCGTAACCGTATTTTATTTGGTTATATTTAATTATATCACGATCCAGGGGGGGCCGTCAAGAGGCAATTAAGTGAAACTCTTGCCCCGTGGTTGCCGGGGGTGTCATGGTCTTGTACCTCCTTAAGTGGACCCCACGGCACACGTGCCCCGCCGTGTACCGCAGCCTTCACTTACTCAGGTGGGATCTCCTTGAGCCGCTGGATGTTCGCGACCCACGCGTCGACCGCCATCTCGGGAACGAACTGATGCAGGACGTCGATCAGGTCCTCCAGGTCGATCTCGAGCAGTGCGTTGACGATCTTGCCCGGATGGAACCCCTCAACGGCTGGTTCGGTCAGCTGGCTTGCATGTACTGGGTAAACCAGCTGCTCGGCACCATTGACGTCACGGTGAAAGCCTTCGCTTTCATCCGCAGTCACGATGGCTGTGATCATCTTTGCCATGTTTCACCTCCCTTCGTTGATTCAAAGGAACGGTCCGTAGACCGCCCTTTCAATCAACGACGCTTGTGCAGCATGGTTGCCTTGATCTCTTCAATGTCGTCGTGTAGTTGCTGACGGAACTCGTCGAGTTGGTCTGCTAGGTACAGGACCGCGTGGGTGAGGCGGATTGGATCATCATGCGCACCGTCCTCTGCCATCTCTTTGTGTATGTTACCCATCTAGTTCATTCTTTCTTTCCGGGTTGTGCTGGATTAAGTTTCGTCTTTTGATGAACGTGTGTACTGGATGGCCTCGTTGACGGCATGGTCTCCGCAGGTGCATCTGACTTCGTACTCGTTGACGAGCCGTCCTTCAGGATCAGTGTACCTAACGTACAAGCCATCATCCGCATAGAAGTTGCCTGTGACTTGAATGATGTCCTCGAGCAACCCGTCCATGTCGTCCTCGTATGTGCCGGCGACTTTCAGGATCATACGGTACGTACGCGATTCGTCTGTCGGCTGCGTCGAAATGTAGTAGCCGGTGGTCTCGTACGCGTAGACCTGTTGCTCGATTGCCTCCTGCCACTCTGTGGCTGACGTCGTCACTGCGCGCGCGGTTACCTCGAATGTGTATGTTCCTGGCAGGATGTCATTGATCTTGCCCATGTTCACCGCCTGAACCATTCTCGCAGTGTTTTGGCCCACCCGTCATTGCGGATATCGTCGCGCATGGCTCGCCAGTCACGGTTCTTAATCAGGTACAGGATTGTGAGCCCCGGCTCCCAGTACATGCTGACGTACGGAGCGATGTCGCTCACCGGCTCGGCGTTGAGCTCCACGCCCAGTTCATGTGCGCACGCCATGGCAAGCTCGAACGCTCGAGTGTGACCCTTGACGTACCACTGCTCGTCGCGTATGCCGAATCCGGCACCTGCTGACTCGCTTAGACCGCCCATGATCCCGCCTAGATCAGGCTCCGGACCGTCTAGCGGATAGCCGGTATCTATACAGTACCGCACGTTACTCCTTGATCAGTATCCTGGTCGTGTAATGCTTCTGCCCGCTGAGCGTACCCTCAGGGTACGCGTCCTCCGGGCACTGACTGAACAGCCACTCCGCGATATCGTCTGGGATCTCGCTCCACTTGAGCTCGATCATGACAACGATTGGCCTCCTGGCTGTGTTGCCTTGCCTGCGATCTGTACTCACGTACACCTTCTTCGCGATAGGTTTGGTCCTAATTATATTATATAACAGGCCCGCTTGGAAAATCTAGCCCATAACTTCGGGTTTTTATTTGTTGTGCGGACAGGCGGCTAGGTGCGGACCTTCATGACACTCGTACAGTGCACTGATCGCGAATCCGAGCCCCTCCTGGAACGCCTGGGGGCCGGGCTCCTGCTGCGCGCCGGCGAACTGATCGGCCCACGCATCGACGAAGCGCCAGCCGTCTTGGTGCATGATGCACTCGACTTCGCGCTCTTGCTCTTCCGGCGTACCGAGCCATGCATACTCGAGCAGGAATGCTCGGATGCCTCCCTCGCTTGCGTCTATCACTTGCTCTCCTTACTTGGCGTACTGTAGCTCACGAGCCCTTCAGACAGTACGTGACGTTGTGGCTGTAGTCGGGCATCGCGGTAAGTGGGCTTTTGCACTTATTCGCTGCCTCGACCGTTGGGTAGCCTGGTATCACTGTGATGACCAGGTACTGAGCGTTGTTGCAGGCTGTCCGGTAGTACTCGAACGTTGTATGACCCTTTGCCAGGCTGGTTGTAATGCAGTCGCCTTGCGCGAACGGTTTTGACACCTTATGGTGCGCTGATTGGCTGGCTCCACAACCGATGGCTAGAACGGCTAGACCTGCAGCTGTAACTTGCTTGACATGGATTCTCATGCTTCACCTCCTTTCAGACTGGGAACTCCTTGGGTATGCCATGTCTGTCTAGCCACTCCTCGACTGCTTCTTCGATCACGTCGTTGACGCCTCGATCTCCGCGCATGGCCTTTGCAATCTCCACACGCTTCCTAGCTAGCCCTGGCAGCCAGACTTCGACTTGCTTGTACCCTTTCTCTTGGAACCGTTGCCGTCGCATTTCGTTACCTGTCGGCATTTGCTCACCTCCTTTCAGTACCGGTCCCGACGTTAGCCTTCGGGACCGGCGCTCAACTGAGGTGACTACGATGAAGTGACTCGGCCGCGCCAATCGAACACGATCATGCTGTCACTACCGACCCACCACCAGCATGGCTCGACGATGCGGGCTGCATGCTTCCTGGTGTAGATCACCATTCCTGCTTCCTTGCACACGCTCGGTGGCGCGCGATGGACGCACAGGACCTTCGCGTCGGGGTTGTTCCACTCGCAGGTGCCTGAGTGGTACTGGGGTGCGTTTACACCCGCTGAGAGCGGGATGAGCAACGCTGCTGCTGACACTGCAAGGATCATGACTTCCTCCTGTTGTTCCTGCGGGATGCCTTTTGCACCCTGCGCCTCGCCCTCGCGACCGACTTCGATCGCTTGGGACCGCTACTGCTGTTCCTACGCTTCGGCATCGTCGTCCCTTCCGTCATAGTGCTGACTGCCGATGGTGTACAGACCGGCTGTGATGTCCCTGACTGAAGCAGTCGGGTCGTTCACGATCTGCATGATGTCGTTGATGCCATACATGGCTTAGATCATCTCCTTGAGTTGATACGGGCTGAACAGTTGCACGACCTCGTCGACGTAGTACACGTTCCCGTAGTTCTCCTCGAAGTGGTCCTCGAAGAGATGCATCTGTGCATCTTCCAGCGGACCGACGTAGTGCTCCGGCTGGATCGCTACGCCTGAGATCGGCTCGCGACGGCGTACGATTGCAACGTACAAGTTCTCATCGGTCATCACTTGACTTCACCGACGATCCAGATCTCGAACGTCTCGTCCTTCTCGGGAATGTCAGGCTTGGCGACGTAGTGCGCCGTGCCTGGACCGCTGCCTCTGGACAGGTAGTGCTTCCATTCGAGCAGCGGTAGCACGTCCTGCTCTTCACGATTGACTGCGGTCTGACACCATTCCTTTGCCCAGTTGACCGCGCGCTCTGTATCGGCATCAACGATCTCCTGCGGCACGGTGCCGACTGGGCTGGCCGGACGATGTTCATCGGCCCAGCAGATTATGACGGTACTCATGACTCCTCCCTCATGTACTGCGTGCCGGTCTTGTCGTCTTCAACGTACCAGCCTAGTGGGAGCTGATCGGCAAAGTCCTGCACCTCAGACTGGAGCAGGAACAGCTTGCCGTCCCTGTCCGTGTGCGTGCTGGACTGCACGTTCCCTGCATCGTCGTACACTCTCACGTACGGCATCAGCTGTCCGCCTTCCTTGCATAGAACCTGATCTTGCTGTTGATTGCGCTGTACAGGACGCCCTTCTTGTTCATGCCTATCGTCGGGTCGATCTCGCTTAGACGCTCTAGCAGGTTGTCTGCTACATGCGCAAGCTCGACGATGGCTTCGTCCTTGTCCGCGATCAGGTTCTTGTAGTCTTGCTCGTTCACCTGACTTCTCTCCTTCCTGAGTTGGACTGCCCAACTCACGGCTGAGCTCGGGTTGTCCCGAGCACAACCGTCAGCTGTCGTCCTTCACGACTAGCGTGATCTCGACCATCCGGTTGCCCAGATGGGCTACGCTGACCTCCAGGCCGTTCTCACGGGCCCACTCCAGCATGTCATGGAACCATTGTAGCTCATGCATGGTCTTCATCACTTGACCTCGATCTCTAGGAACTGTGCTAGCCGCTCTAGCAGTGGTATGTCTTCTGCTGCTTCGGTTCGCCTCGCTTCGGTCTCCAGCTCATCGCCGGCAACGTCTCGCTTGTCGTCGTACACACACTGAAGCGCGGTCTCGAACGTGCACCACCTGCCGGTGTCTGTCATCTGCACGTCACTGATCTCCTCGATCAGGTCTATCATGGCTGACATTGTTTCTCCTCACAACTCGCTGATTGGGATGTCTTTATCGCAGGTCCAGCAGTGCTCGGTCGGATTCTCAACACCGACATACGCTTCCTGCCCTCGCGCGAACAGGTTTGGATGTATGCACTGTTCCTCAACGACTGGTGCCCACGCTGTCTCTTTCAGGATCTGCATGCGGTCCATTGTCTGATCGATTAGCCCGATCGCGGCTTGATAACGACCGTGCTTGATCGCGTGGATCGCATTGCCCAACTCGGTCAGATCGACCTCGATCTGCCTTCGCACTGCTTGCGCAGTGCGCTGCTCTCGCTCTGCACTGTACTCCATCTTACACCGCCCTCCAGAACGGATCTTGATACCCTGCTGGGACTTCGCCCTCGATCACTTCGCTGGTTAGCTCAGGACTCATTGTCCCTCGCCACTCCTCGGGACGCGTTCCTGTCATCGGAATGTCACGCTCGACACCATCTTCACTTACGTGGCTGTACGCGGCTCTCACGTGGTTCTTCGTGAACTCCTCGCCGGACCACCTGTGTGGATGATGCTTGCGCTTACCCTCACGCTTTGGCGGGACCTCGTTGCGCGTTAGCGTTCTGCGCGTGACCCGGTTTGGATCTTCACTCTTGACTAGCGTGACGCTGTCCTTGCCGTCCGTCATCGTTATGGTCTCGTCGTCTTCAATCACTCGCGTCATTGGTACGACTTGACTTGCACGCGACATTGATACGAACCGGATGCTCCCGTCTGGAACTTTGCTTGCCATGGCTTTTCACCTCCTTACTGTGCTGTCTTGGTGGACTTGTTTTATTATTTTATTATGTAATAATTATATCACATGGCTCGGGGGGATTTCAATAGCCTACCCGTGGTAAAGCAGTGGGCCCGATCTTGCCCCATGGCACGCAGAACACCTATGGAATCCGTGGGCCACTCAGGGATCCATGGGCCCATGGCACGCGGTGGCACAAAGGTGGCAACGCTGGCCCCTTGAGGCGCGGAAAAGGCCCGCCCGACTCTCGTCGGACGGGCCCTTCCCTACCCGGTCACCGCTTGTCTGCGGTCTTCTTGACCGCCAGGCGGTTACCCGCCAACTTCTTGGTCACGATCTTGATCCCGCGCTTCCGCGCCCGGATCAGACACGTGGTCTGGAACGTGTCGACCTCGGTCTCGAAGTCCTCGCCCTTGACCAACACCCACGTCCCACCGTCGAACCACTCGGCCCAGGCGTACTTGCTGCCTGACCCGGTGCCGAACTTGACCGTGTTGTCCTGAACCTTGCTCGCCATGACCTTCTCCTTTGGCTTGGCGTCGAACCTTGGACCCTGTGTCCCGGTTCTTAATTATTAATTAATTATATAACAGGGCACGGGTGGATTTCAATGGTTTTTAAGGTGGTCTCTTACCCGCCCTTGATCTACACACTTACGTACTCAGTTCCGGCCCGGCAACGCTGGCCCCCCGGCAACGCTGGCCCATAATTGGCCCCCTGGCCCGCTGGCCCGCCCCAGGAATCCGTGGGCCCCGCGGCATCCGTGGGCCGGCTTCTACTCCCCCCGTATCCGTGGGCCCCGTGGGCCCTCAGCACGCTGGCCCATGAGCCCGCAGGCACGCCCCAGGAATCCGTGGGCCGGAGCTTGGCCCCCTGGCCCTCTGGCCCTCTGGCAGCGCTGGCCCGCCCAAGGAATCCGTGGGCCCTCTGGCCCTCTGGCCGGCTGGCCCCGGCTGGGACGGAAAAGGGCCCTTCCGGGCCCCTTCCTTTATTCCTTGTACGATTGTATCGTCAGTGTCTTT